TAGAGCGGTTTCTGGCTTCGTCGGTTGCTTGTCCCATTTTAGCGATTCCTCTGGTCAATCATCATCTTGTTCAAAGTATCGGCTATTCGCGCTTGATTGACAAGGAAAGCCTCAAGAAGGGATATACCCATAAAGAAAAGCTCGGCTTCACGCTGGCTCTTCGACCCTTTCAGATGTTCATCCGAATCTTCTTTCAGCTTGGCGCGGATACTTTCGCAAAGAGCGGCCACCTGTTCCTGTTTCATTTGATATTCCCTTTCTTGGTTTTTGACATCGGGCGGCGGTGATTGTACCCGCCTTTACTGCCGCTCGGTTACGGCTACCCGCGTCAAGCTTCCCATAGGGACTCCCTTGAAAGAGCCCCACTGGAAACCCTTTTAAAAAGTCGTCGGTTGCGCGATTGCCCGGACAACGGCCATAAAGCCGGTTTGCAGATCAGTACGCCCAATGGCCAGCCACCGGTGGTCTATGGTCGTCATCCGGTTAATTTTCTCGACCAAAACCCCGACCTGCTCAGAGAGCCCTTTCACTTCGTTCATGAGCGCGATTTCGTCTTCTGAAAGATCGCGGTATCCTTTAATTTTTGTATGCTGGTTATCGACCATTTTCTTATCCTCTCTTCGGTTTAAACAAATGTCCACGAGCACCGTGGCACGTCCCGGTGAAACGGCGCTCGCGGATTCCTTTACTGAGCTCCGCGCTTATTATCCAGCGACAAGCTCATAAACGGGATGGCCCCGCCCATCATATAGACCGGCAATATGCCGTTCCACTTTTGAACGGCCTCGTATTCGACCAGCCCCTTGTTCTGTGAGAGCGCCTGACTGCGAATCTGCATGGATTCGGCTTCGGCCTTGGCCGCAATGACTTTTTGGTCGGCTTCCTCGCGGACTTGTACCGTCTTGTTTTTAGCTTCGGCAGCGCGTTGGATCGCCGTCACCTTGGCCTCGACCGCCTGTTCGAATTCATCGGAGAAGTCGAGATTGGCGAATTCGAAGTTTATGGTATCGACTCCCCGGGATTCCAGTTCGTCCTTGATCTGTGCAACGACCGCCTGCTTTGCCTTTTCCCGGTTGGAAATAAGGTCCACGGCTTCAAACTGCCCCAGCACTTCCTTGATGTTGGCTTGGACAACCGGCGTCACGATTTTAACGGCCCAATCGTGGCCAATGCCCTGAAAGACAGGAACGACGAACTCCGGTTTCAGACTGTAATTGAGGATATATGTGAGCGTGGTTTGCTGGACATCCTTCGTATAGGCCATCGACTGGCCCTCCATGATCTGGACGCGGGTGTCGAGTTGCACAATGTCGTAAATGAACGGGTTGTAAAAATAAATGCCTTCAGTCAGCGGGCCATCAACGACCTTGCCGAACGATGTTTTAACCCCCCGGTGGCCGGTATCGACTTGGGTAATGCCAGAGCAGGAACCTAATAGAACTATCAGGGCCAAAACCCCGGCAATAATCGCGTACTTCATTTTCGTTTTTCCTTTCAGGAGTTTGGATTTAATAATCTGCCAAGCTTCGTTCTCATACGGTCGTTCATCATCGTGAACGGCCAGAGAAGAATTAAACCGATACAGTCATCTGCCCGCTTGATCGAGAGCTTACCCCGGAAGATGGCAAACGCCATAAACAGGAACATGCTACAAGCGACAATCAAATAGAAACTAAGAAAAGCTTTGGTTAAAAACAATATTCGCATTTATTTTCACCTTTATTGCTTGGTCTGCGGAACTGCCGGGAAGTACCGCACGTTAGGTTGGCGCGGAGGCTCGACTGTTTCCAGATTGACCTTGTTAATACGAATGCTAGAGCCGCAGTTCGGCAGGGTATCAAACGTAAAAAACGGAACCGCCCGGTGATTACAGACTTCAAGGTTCTCCCCGACAATGTGAGAGCCCTCGGGGACGGTGAACGGCCTAAGATTCGTCAAATATATTGCCTTTTCGTCTTCACGGTAAATGAAGAGATAAGACTTCGCCGTCAATATCTTCCAGAGACAAAACAGCCGGTGAGTCAACCCAATTATCTTTTCGTCACTCGATCTCATATCCTACGTCCCTAAGCCTCGATTTACAGTGGCACACTGGCATTTTGGCCAGTATTATATTCTCACTGGTAAAGTGGCCGATATCGCCGTAGAGGCCGATGAACTTAAAGCCGAATTCCATGGCAAAAAGTTCAAGCGCCCCTACGGTCTTTTTATCTAAAGTTTTCGAGTTCATGGATATACCGGATCACATTTTCGCTGAATCCGTCAATATGGACCCATTGGCCATACCCTACGCCGTTGCGGGCACTCGCGACATTAATCATGTACCCTTTTGCGCCGGGACGGAAGCCCCCTACCCGGTCATGCGACTGTTCGTCGGTAATCACGATAAGCCGGTCATAATCTCCGGCGTGCTGGTTGACGTGCGTAATCGCGGCTCCGAGATTCGTACCGGAGTGCCTCTGCGACCTTATAACCGCGTCAACCCCGGCCATCCCTCTGCGCGGCGGGATTTCCACGGTGTCATACGAAAAGGTGAAGACGCGCAATCCGTCCGAGCGGATAATGCTGGCGAGCGCCGCGGCGGCTTTCATGCGCGTCATATCGGACTTTCCCGATAGCTTGTCTTCCATCGAGCCGGAAACGTCCACAAGCACCACGGTCCTTCCCGGCAGCGCCGGAAGCGCGTCGATGGAGTAGCCCATGGCCCGGTCGATAGCAGGCTCCAAATGCGGAACCGCACGAGCGGCAGCCACATAGCGAAACGGCAGTACCCTTGACGCGCCTTTGCGGTTGTCGATAGCCTTCTCGATCAAAGAGCGGTCAACGCCTGCCTGTACCATGTTCCGCAAGTTGCGAAGCACGGCCATATACCCGAGTTTGTCCTGCATAATGAGCCGTTCGAAGGTGGCCTTCTTGTCCGCCCCGCCAGACAGTTCGACTTCCCAAGTGTCCGGTGACTCGATAGTGCCATCGATCAGCTTTTTCCAGATCGCGGCTTGCTCTTCGTCACGCGGCTTGGCATGGCACAGGAACAGCACGTCCCGAAGCTTCACAGGCCCGTCGCGGTTATACTTGGCGAGCTGGTAGGCATCGAACTGCATGAACGCCTTGGCCAGTCCTTTTTTTGCCTGTGCGGAAAGTGTTTTCTTGACCGCGTTCGGATGTACGCCGTTCATCTTGGCATGGACCGCCACAAATTCGGTAAGTTCGTCCGCCCGCTTGATAACTTGCGGGAAGGTGTCCCCCACAATAGCGGACGAATTTAAGGAATTCGCGCCGGTGCGGCAAAGCACGGAAAGCAGCAACAGCGGGACGTGGCGCAAGTTGAATTGACTGCGGGCCTCTATGGCCATCGCGGCAAGCTTGGTCGCTGGAACCTGTTCCGCTGCTATTTGAATGCGCTTGGCTATCTCGATTCCACCCTCGTAGAACTGGTCTTCCCAAAGAAGACAGGCCATTACGCTACGGCGTAATTGCTGTTCGGGATTGATAAATTGAGCGGGTGCGCCTTCGTGCGTCTTCGGACGGGCGACGGCGGTATTGTGATTGAGACGTGCCATTAACTTTGTACCTTTCAGTTTCAGGTTTAAAAAGCCGGAGGAATAAGCGAAACGGAAAGGGGAATACCCGTACCCCAAGCCGAGGACTCGAACCCCGTGCCGCTCGATACTATGGAGAGCGAAGTATCCGTTTTCTACGCCATCCAGCGCAATAAGTGGGAGGGAATAAACGACAACGGGCTTTTCTTACTTTTGCTCTAACCAACTGAGCTACCGCCCCAAGGTAGGGCGAGTCGGACTCGAACCGACGACCTAAAGTTCCTGTTGAAGTATCCGTTATCTACGCCACTCCGCAATTTAACTGTGCGGGAACAAGCAGATTCGGTATTGGTTTCACCCTATGCGAAGTAACCGAAACCTACGCCACGCGACAAATCTTTAAAAAACGAGGGGACAGACGAAAACAGCTAGTTTAGCGCTCTACCATTAAGCTACCCCTAGACTCTATCGCCCAGTGGGCGGGATTCGAACCCGCGTCTCTCGATTTCCAGTCGAAGTAACTGTCTTCTACGCCACTCGTTAATTTCTCATTTTACTCTTTAGTTTTTTAACTTACCTCGGATGGTAATTGCTAGGCTCTTTATCCCACATCTTGTAGGGAATGTCAAGCCCCTTTTTTCAAATCTTTAACTATCACCCGTAAAAGGTCCGGGTGGTACTTTTCCAGCGACTTCCCTTTCAGGGCTTTGGCCAGTTTGTTGCGGGTCCAGTTTGAAAGGGACTCCAGAAAATGAAACCTCTCCTCGAATAAGGGGTCGCCTTTACGCTCAATGGCTCGTTCTATCGCCCGAAAGAGCGAGTTTTGCCGGTTCACGGTTTCCCGCTTTTTCCGGTTTTTGTCTTGGACTTTACGGAGAATAGTCTTCTTATATTTTGACATTAAATACCTCCCGCCTCTTCTAGGAACCTTCTGGTTATGGCCCCCGCCGAGCGGGCGGACATATTAAGGAAATGATGGACAAGAGCATCATGGACCCCCTTTTTATTAGTCGGCGATGTCACCATAATCACTCCGGAAAACATAGCCCCTACATTGTCTATTGTTGCCGTGGCTATTTCCAATGCGCGGACTGACGCATCTTCATCCGGGTATAATTCGGGGTCGTCGCATATCTGAATCATAAGATCGGAAATGCGATCCGCGATTTTAGCCATTCGGCGGTGGTTAAGTTCGATTGTTTTTTCCTGTTGTCCCATAGCTTCACCTTTCAAGTGTATTTCACTAAGAATTCGTTGATCTTGGCCGTCACATATTGCAGGTCTTCCAGCCTTTGATACGTGCCCGCCTCGCTGTTTTCGACAACGTGGCTGCGCAATATGTTCAGTTCGTCGATCTGATTTTCCCGGTTGGTAATCCACGATTTACGTTGATTCACAGCCGCTTGCAGCTTATTGAGCAAGATTTTTATTTCCAGATCGATCTGCTCCTGTGCCGCATTTCTTAATTTTAGGCCGTCCTTATTCTTCCGTATCGGCATTTTCTTCCCCCTTCGCCAGTTTCTCCCAATGCGCCCGGACTTTCGGATGGACATTGGGGTTTTCCTTGTTAAGCTCAAGTTGGGACTTCGCCTCTTCGCAAAGCCAGCCCTTGTTTTCTTCCATGAATTCTGGAAGCCTTTTCTGTAAATCGTATTGCGGGTACATACAGTCATCGAGCTTTAGCAATATGAATGGCCCCTTGATGCTTCGTATACGCCGGATAAAGTCCAGATCAGCACAACTGGCCTGAAAGCCTGAAACCCCTTCGTGCTTCGCCACATAATGAAACGCGGCGACGGCGGCGTGGCTCATGGCATAGATACACCGCCCGTAGGCGCCTCCCGTATCCTCGTGGTTTTCGTCAGCGGGCGCGTTAATGGCCGCGATGCACGACTCGATAAACTCGACAAGCTGCTCCATCGTCTCTGGCCAAGGGGTTTCCGCTTTTCCCATTTCGGCTTCTGTCTTTGCTTCGATTTTCATAGACTTACCTTTCTGTTTGAGTGTTCTCCATTATTGTCACTATCCGGGTTTCGATTTCAGTGACATTAATCGGCTTTAGGCCTGTCTGCTCGATGGACACACATACATAGCGCGGGTCCGGTAAACTTCGGGAGTGGGTATGGCCATGTATATTTGCGATATACCGGCCAAACTGCGACGGGTGCACCGGATAGTGCGTCAATATACAGCCCATTAGCTCGGCGCTGGCCTTCACGTCTTTGAAATACTTCAAATATTCGCGAGCTGGCTTGTGCTCATGGTTCCCCATGATTAGCAGGTCCAGTTTACCATTAAGGCGCTTCAACACGGGCAGTCCGACGTTAAAAGCCACGTCCCCAAGGTGCCAGACTATATCCTTCGGTTTTACCGTGCTGTTCCACCGATCTATCAGCATTTCATCGCGGGCAAATACATCCCTTTGGGAAAATATTTCCGGCTCGAACTTCATGATGTTGTGATGCCTGAAATGCGTATCGGCGACGATGAAATGCTCGCTCATGGCGTCAAACAACCTCCAACAACAGATCAAGACGTTTATCACCTATTTCCTCTAAAGCGGTCTTGGCGGCTTCGTGTGTCTTGAAGTAAATAACTCCGGCGAGTAGGACTGTTTTATGAGATCGCACCGCCCATTTGTTGCTTCCCAAATACCCAATAGTGACATCTTTATATAAAAAGTAATTGTCCCCTTTATATTTTGGCACATGCCCGTCAGCCATTTTTCGAAGCTGGGCCACAACCTTTTCGCGGTCAAGACGCTTTAAGGCCTCTCCCTTAGTCTCGTATACATTACCCATGGATAAAAGCGTGCGGTCAGTCAAATCCCCGCCCCAGCCGAACCATTCTACCCCAGCCGCCGTAACTACACCTTCGTACTCTTCATACGCTTCACTATCCATATGCGTAACTATTGTCCAGTATTCTTCACCAATCTTGGGTTCCCAGAATCCCGGTACGTGCTTTGCTTCTGGTTGTTCGATCTGCTTACGCAGCTCTGAAAGTTCGGCTTCTAATCTATTGATTCTGTCAAGTGGTTCCATTTTGTTTTTTTCCTTAGTTTTAAGCTTATTAAGTTCGATTTCCATCATCCGGGCTTCACGCTTGCTTAACTTGCGCCAGTCGGTGACTGGAGATAAAACCCCAAGGCCCCCGCTATAAAACATGGTATCCCCGTTTACTGTGATATATCTCATATTGCGCGGGGACTTCTTCTGGCACGACATTATTCCGTATCCATATTGATAGCCCTGCGATTCCAGGTACTCACACAACAGGTCTACATACCCTTCGGCGTCTATTTGCAACTTTTTAAACGGTATTATCATCATTCTTTTTCATCCTCTTACAAAATTCCAAACTTTTATCAATAAAAACACAAACAAACCATTCCATATCAACAAAAATCATTTCATCCTTTTCAACTTTCTACACTTTTACCCATCCACCACACTCAACTACACCAACCACAAACATTTTACTAATAACACAACCACACAACACACCAAAATCGTTATCGTCCTTGTGATTTTTCTTGCGCGGCTTACCGCCGACATAGGCTTCGTCCATTTCGACAAGCCCGGACAGCAACTTTCCATCGTCCTGCATGGCAGCGCGGATGCGGTGCATCATCGACCAGACGGTAGGGCGGCGCATTTCAAGACACCGCGCCGCTTGCATCGCAGACAGCCCTTTCTTCGCGGAAAACATGAGAGAGATCAAAAGGAACCAGCGTTGCAGATCAACATGGGTGTTGTGAAAAAGGGTGCCGACTGTGACGGTGAATGACTTCCGGCACAGACTGCATTGCCAGCGGGATTGGCGGTTCTTTTCGGCGTGACGGCTGATCTTGTCGCTTTTGCAGTAAGGGCATTCTGGTGTGTCGCACCACCGGACTTGCTCTAAATGCGATATGCAATCCTCATGGGTTGGCCAGCGGCGGTAAACTTCAACGATGCTTGTCATTTTAACCTCTTGAATTTGAATAAAATAAAAGGCCAGTTTAACGACATGGCCGGGTCGATGCTGCCAGCGCAGCTACTGCACAGCCTGCGCTATGCGGCATCCTCATCCATTTCAAGAACCGGCACCATGACGGCATCAACTGGCGTACACCACCATGCCTTGCCGCCGGGGTGTGTGCCGGGGTGCTGGACATTACATTTTATGCCGTCAATTTCGGCGTAGCCTTCGGCGTCAAAGTCCGGCGCGGTGTAGCATTTTACCCAGCAATCGCCGAACGAGGCTTCTTGCCAGCCACTGATTTTAGCATCGCTGTAACCGCGCTGAAAAGCGGCGGTGGCTTCGGCTTCCGTTTCGTAGCGCTCTAAATCAGCGCCTTCGGCGGCCCAGCCTGTGTCAACTTCATCGTTTGTGTAAAGTGCAGTAGTCATCTTAAGTTCCTTTTCTTTAAACGGTGTCGGCCAATCCGTCACCTCATAACCCTAACATATTCTAATTAAACAGGGGTGTCAAGCCCTAAAGTGTACAATTCCGTTTAGTTTTACCCCTTTTCTGGTTTTCGTTTAACGCCTTCAAAGACCGGGCGAGTCGATATAAACTACGTGCCGCCATCTTCACAGATTCCTTTCTCTACTTTTTCCAGACAGGCCGGACAGGTGTCGCAGAAAAGATCACGCGCTGGCCCTGCCACCTCGTACGCTTCGATGAACCCGAAAGCGAGCAGCCCAAAGAGCAGACTGCCTATCATCCCGGTTATTGCGCTTTTATCTTTTTCGTGCATTGCTGCGCCCTCTCCCCTTACAGGCGGGGCACGGTGCGGCCCCGCTCTTTTCGGTGTCATCCTGCGCCAGATTCATTACCCGGCCATACCCATTGCATGTAGTGCACGCCTGTCGGCACCCGCCGCAGGTTCTAGGGTGTCCCGGTGGCTCTTTGCCCTTGATTATGTCATCGAACCACTCACCGCACATCTGGCAGCAAGCACCGTCTAGGATGTCTTCGGCAGCCTCACCCATTGGGTCAATCCCCCGTAACGCGAAGCGGTTGCAGATAATACATGAAACCGGCAAACAGCATGGTTACTAGAAACACCTTCCAAAACCGGGGGTATTCCGCGTAAAGCAAATACCCGGCAATGCAGTGGCCAAAAGCCAGCCCGTATAAAAGAGGTATAAGAAAACTCATTTTTTGTCCTTTCACAATTATAAGAAGCTAGGCGGGCGCTACCGATCCATAACGGAAAAGACCTGTGCGCCCGCTTCGCCCTCACTGTGGAGTGAGCCTGTTCTTCTTAATTAATGTTGCTATCCAGCAGCATGTCCTTGATCTCTCTAGCGGCCTTATTGAGCGCCTGATCGACTTCAAGAAGAACCTTTGTTTTTCTGGACAGGCCTCTTGTTGACATGCTTTTTTCTGGCGTCTTATCTCCGTCTGACAACCCAGCCATGCGCTCCAGACCGCTCCGGGCACCGCCTAGGGCGGCAGTGTCTGGATTGGCCGCGAATGCCGCGGGGTTTCTAAGGCCATGAAAAATCTTGGTTTTTTCATTTGCCGCCCCTATCGGGTCAAGCGTTTGTTCAATGCGCTCTAATATATCTTGCGCAACCATCTTCACGTTTTCCTTGACCTGATCTTCAACCTTTTTGCGGTTTTCGGGGTTTTTCTCTTCCCTTTTATTCATATCAAGTTCGAGAAGAGTCAATATCAACAGCCCGGTAAGGCAACCTTCTATCTTGTCGGATAGTTCTTTCTTTGTCTCATTGGTAAGCATTTTCTCTAAGTCCTTCCTTTAAGTGAATACGACGTTTTGTAGGGTAGTTTGGTTGGTGTTGTCAAGCGGCCTATTATTCTTCCGGGTAGAATTTATCTTTCCAATTGTCCGGAATTTCGCCGAAAGGACATTCGCCGACAAGCGCGATTCCGTAATACTGGTTTCCGCTAGAGCCGACGACGTACGGCTTATCAATTTTCGCGTACCTGCCCGCGGCTTGGGGGTCGTGGTTAAAGCCTTTGTAAAACTCAATCTCTTTGGTGTCGAAATTAAGGATATAGGCATACTCGCAAAACAGACTGTCCCGCGCAAATTCCGCCGCATCCTTATTATAGACGCCAAGTTTCAGCAATAAGGCCGGGTCGCCTCGCGCCCCTCGGGTTACACAATACCAGTCGTCTAGCGATTGGCGGCCAACTTCAAGGTCTATGATATTCAATTGCCGCGCCCGCTCGATGGTTTCAGGGTCCACCGGGTCATTTTCCATTGCGGCTCTCCCGGTCAAGGTCATTCGGTATGTACAAACCCCAATACGGCCAGCCGTTTTCATCGGCCTTTTCGACCCAGACGTTTCCGCGGTCATCCAGCGCGTATAGCTGGCAGTTGTCTATTTGCACCATCTGGACCATGCGCGGGTTTTCCGCGATTTTGCTTTCGCTTGTCATTTTTAATAATCCTTTCCTCTCAATAAAGATAAATTTTTCCATCATCACCTATAACCGGACTGACTTCCGGGAAGGGAGTCCGCCATCCGCAAGCGTCTTGCAGCGTATGGAGTCCATAATCGAAGAAACCGGCACCGTGCCCGTTCCGGGAAAGCCAGAAGCAAATCCCGGCTTGGTTTGAATCAAACCCTTCATCGTCAGGCAATAAGTATGCCTCTTGCAGAAGCGCGTCGTTATCTTTCTGGAACTTCTCGCAGTCAGAGATAATAGAGCGTAGCGCCATTTTGGACAGGTCATAGAAGGTTTTATCCTCGAACTCCGGGTTATCGGGTCCGCCCTCTGTGAATAGAAGTGCCTCGATATATCCCCGCGTAAAATCATCTAAATGACTTGGGCTTTCCGGCAATGGTTGTTCAATAGCCGCAATAATTTCTGTCATGTTTTTAATCTCCACAGTGTTTTATAGTTTAAATGTCTTATTTGACCTTTGCGCCGATGTCGAGTCTTGCTATGCGAACATCGTAAAAAGCGGACCCCCGGCATTATCACAGGCACATTTAGCCATCCTTTTTGAGCGAAAAACATACATCATGTTTTCCGCAATTTCGCTTTCCACCTTGCAGGTGCCTTTGCAGACTAATACATAGACTTTCATGATTCCTCAATATCCACAGCGGGTTTACTTTTTGATATATAAGCATTTAACAGGTACGAGTCTTACTACACTTTGTCGTATTTGTCAAGTTTATTTGTGGCCCCTGCTTTGGGAAAATGGAGTTTCTGGGGACATCGTTGTTTTTATTAGCCTTTTTGCCTGTTTTGGACGGGCCTTAAAGGGTCTTTTTTGTAGGGGACAAAGCAGGGGACATCGTTGTTATAATTGGTTTTTTTTATCTTATTGTCCGCTACTATTACTATATTTATATATATATATATGTATATATGTATATAGGGAAACGGCGGAACGCGGAACGCGTTTTTCTTCGCAGGGTTCTTGTCTTGACTCCCTGCTCGCGACTGTACCAACTTAGGGAGTTTTCAGGGGACATAGGGGACAAGGGACTCTTTTCCTATTTATCCTTGTATTTTCAAGGGGTTAACTTTTGGCCCCTATCCTTTTTGTAGGGGACACTAGGGGACAACCTATGGACAAAATGGCGCTTTCTTTCCGTGTTTTCAATCTGTTAGCCTGATTTTTTGGGCGGCCTGTTCCGCCCGTAACCATGGCCAAGAAGGTGTTTTTTACCTTTGAGCTATGTCTGCGCTATCCCGGGAAGCCTTTGAGCGCGTGAATCCGCCGAAACCTGTAAAGTGATTGTCTAGCGTCCGTTTCGTTCATGCTTTCCAAAGCCAGATAGTTACACGCCAGCCAGACACTAGCCGGAATAGGCGTTAAGCCATGCTCATAGCGCATTATCGTCTTTTCAGACTTTTCGAGTATCTGGGCAAGCTCGACAATACTCCAGCCCATAGCTTTGCGAAACCGGCGAAAGTTTTCACCTTCGCCGGGACTCGCCGGTTTCTCTATTGGCATTGACATAGCCTTCCTATCGCCTTGCGGGCCTCGCAGAGCGCGTCCGGTAATAATTCGTTAGCAACGTCCATCAAATAAGAATTAGGCTCATAGTCCGGCCTTAAATCGTCTTTGGGGTAATTGCATTCAATCCCCCAGAGTGAAGCCGCTGAGTCTGTTAAAGTCACTCCGGCACGCTCGACAGACAAAACAAGACCACAATAAAACCATTCATCATTCAGCCATGCCGCCATTACCGCTTTTGCCCGTTCAGTCAGTTGGCCAATGCGTTTTATGTTTTCCCTTCCAACGTAACCCGGTTTGTCCGGGTTTGCACTTGGCCAAAAACCTTCGTCTCTTTCGTCCGGTTTATCCGGGCAATCATCGCGGACAATCCGGGCAGTTATCAGGAAGCCGTCAATCTGACAGACGATTGAATCGCCTTCGCATATATAATTATCGAATCCAGTTTTAAACATGGTTATTTCCTTCCAGTAGTTTTTAAGGGTTAATCATCTTGGAAGGGAACCTGACAAAGAGTCCGATTCCCTTCCTTGTTTTCCACTGTGAGGAAAACGGTTAATGGACGGTTACAACTTGGCAGTCGATAAGCGTTTGCAGTTCGTCCAAAGAACATTCTGTCAGGTCTATCCAATCCGCGATTGACGGGACATATAAAGGTTCATGTAACATTTTAGGGCACTCCACAGTTTAATTGATGCGACATTGCACCATAGACTCCCGGCAATGCCGGGAGTCAGTGCTACAATGTTATCCGGCCATTGCCAGAACTTTCCCGGCTTCCCGTTCCACGTCCACCCGGTTATCAGTGTTATTCAGAGTCTTGGCATAAGCAGTCATGCCCGTTGTAATGTCCCATAGTGACTCCATGGGTTTCCCCTCTTCCCGTTCAAAAGCGGCTTCATACTGACTGGCCTTTGCCTTGCCATAGCGCTTTGTCAGGAATTCGGTGACGTTGTCCACTTTCGACTCTTGCGCTTGCCGCAAGTGGTTTTCCACAGTAGACGCCGCCGAATTCGAATATTCGATTAAGACGGGCGAAATTTCTTCCAGCCATTTGTCCGGCGCACTTACGGTATGCCGCAAGCGGATTTCCTTGTATTGTTCCGCCCCCCAGACAATGCGATTCGCGCATACATAGTCAAAAAGGAAAAAAGCCGCCCCGATTGTCTTATCACCTACTTCTGAATTCCAGACAAAGAAGCCGCGGCTCAATTGTCCGGGTTTTCCGTCTCTACGGTTCGGTAGTTCGATTCGGTTATGTTCGTCCGCAAGAAAAACAAACATGTCCCTGTCACTGGCGAAAAGAGTCGTATTCGCTTTTGTAACCACGTCTAGCGACTTGCCGAATTCGCCGGGAACTGTCCATTGTCCGGTTACACCATCGCCGAATTTATGCACTAGGGAATCGACTATGTCATAGTCCCAGATTCGGCCATAACGTGGCCCTGTTGCGGCTCTCAAGTATTTGGTGGTTCCGGTTTCATCCGCTTCAACAAGGACTCCGATGTCCGAAATATCGCGTTCATATTTTAAACCGTAGTTCAGGCAATCGGCGGCCATTGGAGCGGGAAGGGTTCGAAGGTATGAAGCTGGAGCACCTGCCAATTGTGAGAGCTGGCCAAAAGCCCAGTTGGTTGGCTCAACCGGAATCCCGTTCGGGCCTTCAATGTATAATGATTTATGATCGCCCGGATTGTCGGAAGGTATGGCTTGCAGGTGCCTTGAACTGACAACCTTCCCAGCGGAACGCCGTCTTTGATTGCGCTTAAAATCTTGCAGGTCATACAGGCTGGTAAACCTTTGATCTTCGGGCCTGTTAGACCATTCTTTTGAAGCTTGCATAAGATGTGTCATTTTTTGATTCTCCACAGTGTTAAAAGGTTTGTAGGACGTTATATAGAGTAAATGTCTCTATAAGTCAATAGTTCCGTTCCGTCATATTGTGGGAAAGGAAAAAGGGGATTGATTGAATAGTTAGCATGATGATAGAATCCCGGAATGTCAAAGCCGCTAACGCCTAAACAGGAAAAATACGTGGAATTCCGGCTGAAAGGGCTGGATAGTAGAGAGGCTTGCGAGCTTGCCGGGTATAATTGGCCGGATAGAGTCCAATGGGATTTGAAGCATAATCCCTATGTCCAGAAAGCCCTTTATGAGCGGCAGATTGCCTTGCTTACAGACGGTTTACTCACAAAATCTTTTTACCAGTTAAACGAAATACTGAAAGAAGACAGCCAAGCACCTACAGGCATTAAGCTGAAAGCTGCGCAATTCGTAGTATCTAAAGCTATGGAATTACAGGCAATGAATACCGCCAAGGACATTACGGAAAAGAATCCATTGGACATGAGCCAAGCGGAACTTGAGATTTTCATCATGCGCGGGCGGGTAGTTATGCAAAAGGAGACAAAGAAGCATGACGCCATGAAGTCGTTAGGGGTTATTGAAGACGATATTATCGAAAATGAAGATTAGTTTCTATAATATATATTATCACACAATGACAATCTAAGTATATCAAGGGGTTAAGCCTGTCCAGCTATATCAACTGCCTTATTACGGTAAATGTATGTGCCTGTATGCGGACATATAGCGGGACTGGGGGAGGGTTAGGCTACCCGGCAAGCGGCCTATACGGCTGGCCCGCCCCTAGGGGAGGGGCGGGGCGGGGGGCGTAAAATCATCGCGGCCCCCGCATAGCTACAAAGGGGTGGTGGAAAACCCCTACCCACAAAATGTCGGCAAGGCTTTGCTGTTGCAAGAGAAAACCCCTTCCGGTATCATAAAGGCTACAAGGGGACCAAGGGAGGATCGCCCACATGACCAGAAACACCACCTATGCCCGTTCGATGCGGGATGACATACCGGCCATTAATGCACAGACCGGCACCGCGTACACGTTAGCCCTTGCGGATGCGGAACCAAACGCGCTCTTAACCCTTTCCAACGGCTCGGCTATAACGCTTACGGTCCCGCTCAATGCCGCGGTGGCCTTCCCGTTAGGCTCGGAGATCAACTTTGCGCAAATCGGCGCTGGGCTGGTCACAGTTACCGGGGAAAACGGAGACGACGACGCGACGGTCCAGCCAGCCGCGGGCGGCACCCTCGCCCTTACCGGACAATATTCGCAAGGGACTTTGCGCAAAATCGCTGCGGACACTTGGCTTTTGACAGGCGACCTTGAACCCGCCACATAAGAGGATATTTTGATGACGCGGAATATCACTTACCCGGTGGCTGTTAGCGACGACGAAAACTCCGGAACTATTATTTTCGCAGGTCAGACCGGGGGTTTACTGCTCCCGGGCGGGACTACGAGCCAGCGTCCGGACCCGCCCGCGAATGGAACGATTCGGTATAACGCTTCACTCGGGCAAATCGAAGGGTACGAGGGAGGGAGCTGGGTGTCTCTTGGCGCAGCGGCCAGCTTCACCCCGGAAACTACGTTTCTGGAAGAAAGCGGGGCGCTACAGCTTCCGGGGGGTACTGAGGCGGAGAGGCCCGAAAGCCCGACCAACGGGATGATTCGCTACAACGAGGATGATGCGCAATTCGAGTGTTATCAGGACAACGCTTGGGTGCCCTTCGGAGACAGCGGGGCTACGGCTTTTGACCCCGAAACGACGATGTCCGCGGAGGTCGGGGCGGTGTTGGTGCCCCGCGGGGGTACGGCCCAGAGGCCGACGCCGACCAATGGGATGATTCGCTATAACACGACCAGCGGAAAACTGGAAATGTATCAGGCGAATACTTGGGTAAACGTGGATTCGACCGGGGCGCAGGACGGTACGTTCTTTGGAATGCCGGTCTTTGTTGCGAGCGACGTAACGGGCGCGACTGATGTGTCCCAAGAGCTTTTGAACTTCATGCTCCAGCACGATGGCCAGACGACCTTCGTACCTGCCGGGATTTACAAGATCAGCATTGACAGTTTTGGACTCGAGGGGTTGCAGCCGAATGCTTCGCAAAGGACATTCAAGCTTTTCGCTATTCCGGGGTCGGTGATTTTTACGTGGCCGCAAAACGATTATTGCATCCGCTGGACGGGCCGCGCACAGAGCGCATATAACGACCTTGAGGAGGATATTCTTTCGTTCGCGGTTACGGGGTTGCCGAGTACGGATGACCAAGTGACCCGTATCGAGGTGGCGGACGCGAGCGTGTATGTCGTCGGCGAATGGGTCATGATCCGCTCATATGAGACACCCGAGCAGGACGGCAATAGCTCTGATATCATGGATTCTTACGCTGAAAGCGCGAGGGTCTGCAAGATTGATACCGATAATGATTATTTGTACCTTGACCGGCGTTTGTATCTGACTTACGCGGCGACGGGCGGGATTGAACCGTCCGTTGTGCGCTTCCCGAGAGGGGCGGAAGGGACCAAGGTTGAATTCTCCCTGCAAGGCATTACGTTCGACAGTTTGAACGATGATTATCAGGATGCGAGCGGTACTCAGGTGGACTGTGTCGAGTGCCGGGCAGTAACTGACGTGCTGATACAGAATTGCCGCTGGAACCGCACCTATCGGGCGGCGGCAGTCTTTCGGACCTGTCCGGGGCTTACGTTTATTGATTGCACGGCGGACAACCTCCCGAACAAGGCCACGGATTCACACCTCGGTTACGCGCTTAATCTCATGTGTGCGACGGCGGATGCGTATATCGACGGGTATCGTATCGGTAAATGCCGTCATGGTATCACGACCGGAGGGGCGGTTGAACCTACAAGGCAGGACCATTACGAGCGCTGGGACCAAATGGGTTTCCCGACCAATTGCGTATTTTCCAACCTGATAATCAGCGGGGCTAACGGGTCGGCCATCGACGCCCACGCGGAAGGAATCGGGCTGCATTTCAAGAATTGTGCCGTCCAATTCCCCAACCGGGGCGACGGGGGGCAGGATAGTCAGGGGCGCGGAGCATACATCCGTTCTGCCGATACGATTATCGAAGGGTACTCTCAAATCGGGGGTTCTTGCGGAATTATGTACTCTACGCGGGTCGGGTATACCGGCCACAAGATCAGGCATACAATCAACGGGGCGACGATCACCAATCTTGCGCATTCGACCGGGGATGCCGGGGCCGTGCGCATGGAAAGCGATACGGGGAGCGGTTTAGGGTCAGAACATTGGCGGGAATACAGCTTCAATAACCTGACTATCCGGGACTGCGACAAAGGGGTTGATCCGTCAGGCGTATGTAGCGCCGTCGTTAACGGGCTTACGACCGAGCGGGTCAAGTACCCGTTCGAGCTGGGAGCCGGCGCATTTGTTGTTGCCAAGGGGGTATCAACCAGTTTCCGGGGCATGAGCGGGGGGCCGTTCGACGTAGCCGCGTTGACCGCGGGTTCGACGCTTGTGATTGATGACCTCTCCATTTTCAAGGGTAATGATGCCGGGTTGCCGCAGTTCGTATTCGACGGGGCCGGATATTACCGTCTGGGGCGGCTCACCCAGATCAATCCTGACGCCGTTGCGCTTACCAAGATCGCGGATACGGGGATCACCCGACTCGGCGAATCGACGGTAAAAATTACTCAGGATTTAACTTTCGATTCCAACAGGCCGCGGGCGGTAGTCGGCAGGTATATAACGGGGTCGCCGCTTGGTGACATACAGAGCAGCACCGTATCTGCGGACAGGCTCTATCTTGCGCCGGTTTATCTGCAAGCGGGGGAGAGTTTCAGCGATATTGCTTTTGCTTCGGACACCGTGACCGCAGGGGCGTACCGTATAGGGCTGTACGCGACCGGGGCAGATGGGTTGCCGACCGGGGAAGCGCTGATCGAAGAGACGGTTACTGGTATTACGACCGCCACGGCGACAAATCAGGACGTCCCGCTTACGGAAACATTCGTGGTGCCTGAATCGGGATGGTACTGGCTGGCAATGATCGCCGATGTCGAAGGTACTGCAAGGATTGTCAGTTCATCGGCGGGCATAGGGCTTTTCGGGGCCACAGACATGACTTCCGTTAGTGCGCAGGTGAATGTCTACGGCGCGAATTACGACGACGGGCTTCCGGATGTAACTGAATCAGATTTTGCCTTCGCGGGAGGGGGCGCTCCGTTTATGGGCCTTAAAGTCGTAGGCGGATTGACGTTTAATGTTGTATACGGCTCTGACAACGTGGTGAGCGGGGCCAATAATGTGGTCTACTCGCCCTAAAGGAAGGCAGATATGAGCAAGATGTACCAACCGGATACTAACTTTTCGGAAACCAGAGATGAACAACTCCGGGCGCAAAAGCTGGACGCGGAACTTGAGGTCATATCCAACAGGTTTCAGGAGCTTGCGGATAAGGTGGGCCGGGTCGTTCGCGAGGATGGAACCTTGAACGCGGTGATAACTGCCAAATCGCTCTCGGGAGAGCTTACTCTCGGTATCGGAGCCGCCGAAGAATGGAGGCCGGGAAAAGCGTATGCCGCGAACGAAATGGCCTTTTTCAAAAACACGCTCGTTTGGTGTAAAACCGCGCACGTATCTTCCGCGTTCGAACAGGATGTCGGCTACTGGATGGTCGCCGTAAATTTCAACCCGTATATCGACAAAGTGGCCAAGCTCGCGAGTAACCCGCACGTTACCCGGGTCGGCGCGAATGTTGACGCGCTCATGGCCCTGTCAGAGAGAACGGCGCAGCTGATCGAGCTGTTAAAATACATGGACAAGCTGATCGAGTTGGTCAATCGTTTGCCGGACCTCGACAAGCTTATCGCCGATGGCGGCGCGGAAGCTCTGCGGGAGGTTCACAAGGCACTTCCAGAAATCCGGAGGGTCAATGAATCCGAAGAGGACATATTTGCAGTCTCGCGCTCGCGTGGGGCCATAGCGGAGGTTGCTCGGGTCGCTCCCGAGATTCGCAAGATTGCAAAATCGTGGAAAGACCTCGTACTTGCGGCTAAAGCAATCAAGAACCTTAAAACTATTGCCGGGGAAGTCGGCAAAATCAGCGAGGACTAGGACCGTGGAGCCGGTAGCAGCATGGCAGGAGATAGTAGTTCAAGGGCCGCTTTTCGCGTTCATGGCCATTGTTATATGGGCCGGGGCGACCTATATCCGGAATACGCTGAAAACGGCGGACGAGCGTGAAGCCGCTCGGGAAGTACGGTACAATACTCTCGTGGATAAGTCTCTGGAGACAGCGGCTATGCAGACCAAAGCCGTTACTGAGGCTTTGGTCGGTAATACCGAAATTTTGCGCCGGGTGGAGCGTAAGCTCGATGAAAATCGTGGACAGTAAGGAAATGTTTCGGTTCGATCAGATGCAAAAGCAGATCGAAGACGCCGGGAGCGAGGCCGTGAAAGCGACGGGCGACCTGTGCCGCGCCGTGACGCGCAGCGAGGGGCAGCTTGTTTGTGCACTGATCGGGCATTCGGACACGTTAAAGCCGTAATTGCCACACTCGCCGTTTTGTGGGACAATTCTTTCTCGACGTAAACCCGAAAAGAGTCGCCCATGGACATAGAGAAACTTAAAAGAGAATTGGAAGACGATGAAAAGTACGTCCGGGGCGCGTATCCCGATCATCTGGGTTACTTGACTATAGGCATCGGTCGTATGATTGATCCCCGTAAAGGCGGCGGGCTTACTCGCGAAGAGGCCGTTTACCTTCTCGAAAATGACATTGGCGACCGGGTCCGGCAGCTTCGGAGCCACTTGCCGTGGTTCGATCAGCTCTCGGATGCGAGGCAGCATGCGCTTATCAATATGGCGTTCCAGATGGGCGTCGGCGGGCTGCTCGTTTTCAAGAAAATGTTGGGGTACATGGAGAAAGGGCTGTTCAAGGAAGCCGCTGCGGAAGCGCTGCGGTCTAGGTGGGCCAATCAAACTCCTGAAAGGGCGCGTCGCGTTGCTGAAATGATAAGGCGCGGATGATGTGGCTCTTTGTTTGGAAATACAGGAAAAATATCGGCATTTTCATCGCCGTTTTGGCCGTCGTGGGGGTTATAGCGGGGTCCACGCTTTACGTGAGGCATGTTATCTCGGAAAATGATATACTTACGGCAGAAGTTAAGCAGATAAAGGCCGACCTTAAAGAGGAACGCGAACGGCACGCTGAAATCGTGGGGGCTTTGGAGGAAAAGGCGCAAGATGTGGAAGAACGTCAGGATTTTAAGGGCAAGGCCCAAAAAGAAATTGCAAAAGACCGGGTTACGGGCGATGCCCCTATGGCTCCTGTGTTGCGCAACGCTGTTGACCGGCTGCGAGAGCGTCAGGCAGAATTCACCCACCGCCGAGATTCCAGATAGTTTTTTCCTATGTGCGCAAGACCCGATTCCATCGAAAATATCCCCGGACGAAGAGGAAACCCAAGCCGACGCCGCCGACGTACTGACTGGCGTATATCTGGCATGGGAAGAGTGCTCTTCGTCTTTGGCGCGGTTACGGCGATTGATAAAAGGGAAATAGATGGCTGGTTTTTCTATACCCGAAGCGAAAGTCATCAAGCCGCGGGATTTTACGGAGGCGGAAAAGCAGCTGCTTGTCGCCGAGCGGGCGCTGAAAAACAAGAAGGCGCGGGAGAACTTGCTGGATTTTATCCAGTTAATGATGCCGGACCCGAATCAGCCTTTGGATGTCAATTTCTCCCGTTACGAAGCCAAGAAGCATCATAAACGCATTGTCCGGCTGTTTGAGCGGGCAGAGAGCGGGCTTACCCCCTTTACAGCCCTGTCCATCCCGCCGCAGCATGGTAAATCGACGATCACAACCCACCATGGCCCCGCGTGGGCGCTGGGTCGTCAGCCGTACAAGCATATAATCGTTGGCGGGTACGGGTCTGATTTCATCACCAAGTTCGGATCGCGGGTCCGCACGCTTTTCGAATCGAGGCAGTTTTCGCAAATCTTCCCGGATTTTGAGCTGAAAAAAGGGTCCAAGGCCAAGGATTACATGGAAACCGTACAAGGGGGGTCCATTCTCTTTGTCGGGCGTGGCGAGGGTACGACGGGTAATCCTTGTGATATGTTCATTATCGACGACCCGATCAAGGACAAAAAAGAAGCCGACTCGCCGACTATGCGCGAAGACCTCTGGGACTGGTACACGTCTGTTGCCGAAACGCGGTGTCATATCCTGTCATCGATCTTTATTATCCATACCCGCTGGCACGAGGATGACCTGATCGGGCGGCTTTGTGATCCGGAGCATCCGGAGCATGACGAAGAGCTTGCGGCGGACTGGCATTACGAGAATATTGAAGCCATTGTCGAAGATGAAATCATGGCCATGACGCTTGGCATCGAACCGGGGACGGCCTTGTGGCCGGAGCGCTTCCCGCTGGAGCTTTTGGAAAAACGCCGTCGCCGCGCTCCGAAAGTTTTTTCATCGCTATATCAAGGCCGCCCGACGCCGGACGACGGGGATTTCTTCACCCGGGACATGATTCAGTTTTATACCCCCGACCAGTTGCCGCCGAGACTGCGAATATACGCGGCCAGCGACCACGCCGTTACCGAGAAGCAGGAGAACGACGAAACGGTCTGCATTGTCGCCGGGGTGGACGAACACGCCAATATTTTTATACTGGATTGCTGGCATGGACGCCGTAAATCGGACGTCGTCGTCGAGCGGATGATTGACCTTATGGACAAGTGGAGGCCGCTGTTTTGGTGGGCCGCGAGCGACCACATATCCAAAGCCATTGGGCCGTTCCTCAAAAAAAGGATGAAGGAACGTGGAGTATACACAATGATATCTGAAAGCTCGGAAGTCGGGGACAAACAGCAAAAGGCGCAGTCAATCCAAGGGCGGATGTCTATGGGGAAAGTGTACCTTCCTAAACACGCGCCGTGGGCGTCCCACCTTATCCGTCAGCTTCTCCGGTTCCCACAGGCCACTCATGATGACTTTGTCGATGCCATGGCGCACCTTGGCCGGGGGATCAACAAGATGGTGAACGCGGGCCACGGGCCGTCTAATGATGAAGGGGCTGGCAAAGGACCGCCTAAACCGGGTACAATGGCGTGGATTAAGTGGTCTTCGCGGCGTCAAGAGCGACAACAGAATTTGAAAAACATCATGGGCGGAATGTAATGGAAGAGCTTATTGAATCTGGGGCCGGGGCAGAGGTAATACCACAAGGTACGCCTTCTCAGTCTACGATTAGACGGGATGTTCCGGACCCGCCGCAAGCGCGTGCGGCATTTTTGCAATCATGGGCCGGGCGGATCAAGCAAGCTAAAAAGCATTGGGAGAAAGACTTCAAGCGGATGCGCGAAGATATGGACTTTGTGTTCATGGGCTGTGATAAAGAATGGTCCGACTTCGACAGGTACACCGCCAATATCGTCCAGCAATACGTTCGCCAGCGCGTTGCCCGCCTGTATGCCAAGAATCCGAAATTCGTCTGCAAACGCCGCCCGCAGCTTGATTTTATTCTCTGGGACGAAAAGCCGGAATCGATGCAATTGGCTATGGAGCAAGCGCAGAGCGGCGACCCGGTAGCTATGACGATGGCTATGGAGTTGCAAGCCGACATTCAGGAAGGGATGTTGCGCCGCCAGCAAATCGACCGCGTGGCCAAGACCATGGAAATGCTTTTTGAAGACAACATCAAGGAACAGAGTCCGAATTTCAAAAAGCAGATGAAGCAACTTATACGCCGCGTCGAGACAACGGGCGTTGGCTGGGTAAAGATCGATTATCAGCGGGTTATGCAACCGCGTCCGGACGAAGAGACGCAAGTAAACGACATTTCGCACCGGCTTGCCCGTCTGGAGCGGCTTGAAGGCGATAAGGTCGATCAGAAGTTTGACGAAAACGCGCCGGAGAATGAAGAGTTAGAGCAGGGGCTTGCGCAGCTGCAACGGGAGCCGGAAATCATCGTCCGCGAGGGTCTGGTATTCAGTTTCCCCAGAGCTACGGCGATTATCCCGGATACACAGATACGTTCGCTTGAAGGGTTGCAGGGCGCGGATTGGATTGTCGAAGAGGCGACCATGACGGTCGATGAAATCAAGGAAATTTACAAAACAGACATAGGGTCCGGATTTAAGACGTATACCGAAAAAGGACAGGAAAATAATCAAACTGATCTGTTTTCTTCGGGCAAGGACGGCTATGCGGCCCCGGTTTACGCGTTGGTCTGGCACGTTTATGATAAGAAATCAGGCTATTATTTTGTAATGGCGGACGGGTTTAAAGACTATTTGCGGCCCCCGGGACCGCCGCCCGTTACGCTGGAAACCTTTTTCCCGTATGTAGTCTTGATGTTCAATGAGCTTGAACATGAGAAACAGGTATTCCCGCTTTCGGACGTTCGTCTGCTCCGTCATATCCAGAAGGAATACAACCGGGCCAAAGAGGCTTTGCGCCAACACCGGATTGCGAGCGCCCCGCTTTACGCGACCGGGGCCGGGCAGTTTGACGAAGAGGACCAGCTTAACCTCGCTCTTCACAACCCGCACGATGTCATAGTCTTAAAGGCTCTGGGTGAAGGGGAGAACGTCAACAACAAGCTGCAACAGGTCAAGAAATACCCTATCGATCCGAATGTCTATCAAACGGAGGATACTTTCCAAGACTTGACTCGAGTCGCTGGGGCCGATGATTCGGCTATGGGTTCCACATCTTCGAATGTAACGGCCACCGATTCCAGCATTGCCAATGATAGCCGCATGTCTTCGTTGTCGAGCAACACGGACGATCTGGATGAATTCATGGGAGAGCTGGCCCGTCTTGGGGGGCAAGTTCTGCTTTTGGAAATGTCCGTCGAAGAGGTGAAAAAGCGGGTTGGACGGGGGGCGGTGTGGCCCGAGCTTACCCGGCAACAAATCATGGAGGAAATATTTCTCACCATTGAGGCTGGCAGCTCGGGCCGTCCGAACAAGGCGGCAAAAGCCGCGGCCTTGGAGCGTACCGGCAATATTATTTTGTCTTTGCCCGGAGTGAATCCCCGCTGGATGTTCAAGCAGATCATGATGACGGTAGACGAGCAGGTCGATCTCACCGACGCCTATATGGAAGGTCAACCGTCGATCATGATGATGAACCGGATGGCAGCGACCGCACAAACCGCGCCGGGGGGCGGGCCTAACGACCCGACAAATCAGGGGGATAACGGGGCAAATAACCAGCAAGCGGCCCCGCAAACCTCTGGCGGGCCGCAGCCCGCGTATACCCCTCCCGGGGCCGCGCAAAATCAGTTTGTAGGTTCCTGACGTATCGGGTATCATGGTATTACTAACCACCGTCGTGAGACGGCGGCTTTCTCATAGATAGATAAGGGACGCTAAATGATAGTTGAAGAAACTCCGGTGCCGTCCACCGGGGGAAATGAAGAAAGCCCCGGCGATTCTGGAACCCAGAATCAGCCGGGCACTACGGACGCTAATCCTGTTACCGAGCCTTCGTCCAGTTCGGAGTCTGACGCTAAATCTGGTTCTGAATCGCTTTCGGACATTGTGTCGAAGGCGCTTGAAGATAAGGGGGAATCGTCAACCTCTGAGCGGCCTGACGATCAAAAGTCGAAAGAGGCTGGAAAAGCAGACCCCAAGGCCGAAAAGGCCGAAGGTGAAGGCGAAGTCGAAGGCAAGGACGAAATCCCGCAGGAGTTTCACAAGCACCCCGCTTGGCAGAGGCTCAAAAAAGAGCGGGACGAAGCCCGGTCCTCGGTTGACCAATACCGTCAAGACTCGGAAGATTTTGGCGCGATTACCGGCTTTATGGGTGAGCACAATATCGCACCCGAAGAAGTCGCTGAAACCCTCCACTGGCTTGCTATGCGCAATGCCGACCCGGTTGGTTTCGGGATGAAAATCGTAGAACTCGCCAATCAATTTCAGGAGTCAATGGGCCTTATACTTCCGAAGGAACTCCAAGACCGCGTAGAGGCCGGGGAGCTTACAGAGGAAGATGCAAAGGCCATAGCGCGTTCAAAAGCGGAAGCAACTCTCTACAAAAACCGCTCCGAACAGCAATTGACGCAAGAGCGTTCCCAAAGGGACATGCAGTCCCGCAAGGCGCTCGGTCAACAAATGGCCAACACCGTGAACAACTGGGAAAAGCAAATTCAGACCCGCGACCCCGATTATCAGGCGAAACGCCGTCTGGTACAGTCGGAGATACGGGCATACATCCAGCAATACGGGATGCCGAGGGATACCGCGGGCGCGTTGAAATACGCGGAAACGGCATACAAGGCAGTCACCGAACATCTGGCCGGGGTTTTACCCCAGCGTAAGCCTAATAATCCAGCACCCACAGGCGGCAAGACGGTCGAAACAATATTCGCCCCGAAATCGCTTGAAGACGTGGTGTCTCATGCGCTGACGGGGGGCAGCTAACGAGAAAGGATTTAAGGCATGTATCTTACAGCCACTCAGTTGGAAAACATCGCGAATCAGACCTTCGATTTCTATATCAAGGATAAGATTCTCGGTCAGTCCACTCAGGCGCGTCCGTTGGTACGGATTCTCCGCGAGAACCAGAAGACCTTCCCGGGCGGGAAGGAATTTATCCACGGCAACGTCCAGTTTGATTACGAGGGCGGGTTCATGGGTTACGAAGGGGACGACGAAGTCCACTATGACAACCCCGCTGGCGTCAAGCAATTCAGCTTCCCTTGGAAGGAATTGCACGATGGTATCCAAGTTACTCACTCGGAACTGAAAAAGGCCGGCATCACCGTTGTTGACAGCGCGTTCGGCGAGAATACGCAGAACAACAGCCGTCAGGACATTATTCGCATTACGCAACTGTTTGAAAACAAACTGGACACCATGAAAGAGCGCCAAGAGCGTTCCTTCAACTCCATTTGCTGGCAGGATGGTACACAGGACGCGAAGGTGTTCCCCGGCATTCTGTCAATTTTGACGGATGACCCCACATCCGGCATCGTAGGTGGTCTTGACCGCGCGGCGCTTACTCTTTGGCGGCACCGCGCTCTGGTCGGGGCCAATGACATTGCCGTCAGCAAGCCGAACCAGACGCTCTCCAGTACGCTCCGCACCGAGCTTCGCCAGTTGACCCGCTTCGGCGGTCGTCCGAGCATCGCGCTTTGCGGATCGACTTTCTTGGAGGCTCTGGAATTCGAAATCGAGAACAAGGGCGTATACACTCAGGAAGGGTTTATCAAGCAAGGGGCTACCGAGCTTGGCATGAACAAGGTCACGATGCGTGGCCTTGGCACCTTCGAATACGACCCTACGCTTGATGACATGGGCTACGAGCGGCGCTGCTATGTCATGGACCCCCGCCACCTTAACCTGTGGGTTATGGACGGGCAGGACATGAAAAAGCACACCCCGGCACGTCCGGCAGAACGCTACGTTCTGTACCGCGGCGTGACGTGGACGGGTGGCATGATAACCGACATGCTTAATTGCCATGCGGTTTATGAATGCGATGCCAAGGCAAGCTGGGTGGGTAACGTGGTTCCCGCTTAATAACCAGTGAGTAAAGAGGTCGGTCACGACCTCTTTTCCCGGTTCAACCGAATAAAAAAGATTGGAGAATCAACATGAATGCAAATAATTTCACAGCTGTAAAGGTTGTCCTTGGGGGCGCAGTGGCCACCAACGGAACCTTTACGGTCCCGTATCCGGACGGCAAGGGCTTGGCGGATTACGAAAATGCGGTCGGGCATTATTTCTTGGCTCTTGGAGCGAAGTTTACACAGCCCGACGATTTCACTATCGCCTTTACGACCTTGGCGACGATCACCTACAAGGGCGCGACAACCTTGCCGCAGGGCACGGAAATCTATGTCCAGCTTGAAGAGGTGGGCCGCGCCAAACCCAAGGCCGGATACGTCAATGACGGCGCAACAAAGGTGTCGATTACCAAGCTCCGGGAACTTGAACTGCTCCAGATCGATCTGGGCGCTCCTATTACGGCGGACCCCAACGGGTACGTTGAAAGCCAAGACCTCACGGCCCTTGGCGTTTTCTCGGTTAGTACAACCGTTGCAGCGGCTCTCGCGGCAGCGGCTCTGGACGGTGTGGCCGACGTTCCCCGGAACGTCGTTGCCGCTTGGACAGGTACAGCCGTATTAACCGTTACTGGAACCGATGAATACGATCAGGTAATCGTAGAAAGCTCGGCTTCCGGCACCTCGCTTACCGGTAAGAAGGCGTTCAAGACCATAACCAATATTACGGCGTCGGCGAACATCACTTCCTTGACGGTCGGTACGGGAGACGTTCTGGGAATTCCGGTCTGGTTGCCTTCGGGCGGCTACATCATTTCAGAGCTGGAGGACGGCGCGGCTGTTGGCACAGCCGGAACTCTCGTAGCCGGGCTGGCCCCGAATACGATCTCCACGGCCACCACGGCGGACGTTCGGGGCACCTATGACCCGAATTCGGCTTGCGACGGGGCGAAGTCCTTCTCGCTGATCGCGGTATTGCCGGACCCGACTCACTTGGGTAACGACCAGTACGCCGGTTAACGGTTATTGATATAAGTGGCCTTATCCCCTAAAATGTGGGGGTAAGGTCCGATCAACAGAATATGAAGAGGAAAACACTATGGAAATTTATAAAGCCGAAATCTGCATTGGGGGTCTTCTCACCAATACGGTAATCAAGGACGAACTGACCGCCGCGGAAATTCTTATCTTGCGGCAGGTCCACGGCGATGATGCGGTTCGCGGCATTACCCCCAGAGGGAATCGGCAGATTGAATATCAGAAGGAATATGACCGCCTTTTGCGCAAATTCGGCAAGAGGAAACTCGAAGCCGCCTTCCCGGGCGCAAGGCCGGTATTGCCCCAAAAGCTTGCCGACGTAGGCATAATCCTTCAATCCGATGGCTATATCAATGATACGGTTGTCGCCAAAGGGCCGAACGCGGGCCACAACAAGGGCAAAGCCAAAACCAAGATGGAAAAAGAAATTGATGATCTTGGAATCGAATCCGACGACGATGAAGAGAAAGACGAAGCTGCATGAGGGGTAGGACGCTCACTCAATTGCTGGAATCAGTGAGGCTGGAATCCGGGCGTTCAAGCTCGACCACTCTCGGCCAAAACGAAGAGCCGGCGTTGAAGCAGCGTATCAACCGGATTTATGAGTTTTTCTGGTTTGACCACTCTTGGCCGCACCTGAAAATCATGGACGCGGATAAGTCTGTCGCAGCGGGGGTCTACGAGTTCGACCCCCCTACTGCTATAGACCTTGAAACTATCGAGAAGGTGGCTTGTCGCTTTGGCGACAAGTGGCATCCGATGGGTCGCGGGATAAACACCGAGCTTTATAACGCGCTTGATTCGGAAGCCGACGAACGCAGCTTCCCGATTGAGAACTATGATATCCAGTATACAGGGGCCGCAGCTCAGATCGTCGTTTGGCCCCGCCCCTCACAGGATACGACTGTTCGTTTTCAAGGCCGTCGCGCCTTTGCCAAGCTCGTGAACGGGAGTGACGTTTGTTATCTGGATGACCAGATCATATACCTCCACGCCGCCGCCGAGCTTTTAGCCAAGGCGGAAGACCCCATGGCTGAATCGATGGCATCGGCGGCGAGGCGTCGGCTTAATATTATGAAATACGGACTGGGGAAAAACCGAAATTCCAAATTTAATCTGGGGGGTCAGCAATCGGTTGAGCCTTCTAAGCGCGGGCAGGGCGAAGTAAGGGTAGCTATCGCGCCGGTTTCGGAATAGGGGGCCACCATGCCATATATCGCCATCGAGAATTTCAAAGGCGGGCTGGACAAAAGGCGGATGGAGTTGACGGCAGAGGTCGGCTCGCTCCAAACTTTGAAAAATGCACACATCACTCGGGGCGGGGAGATCGAAAAGGCGCTCGCTTTTATCGAGGAATACGTTCTGCCCGAGGGCACTTTTGGACTGGCCATTGCCCGGGCCGGGCTTTATGTTTTTGGCTCTGCGGTATCCCCTGCGGGGCTTGATTCGGATATTTCGTATCAGAGATTACAAAGCCCTGACGGGGCCGCGATGACCGGCGTTGTGGCTATCGACGCGGTAGCCGGGAAGCTTTACGTGGTCGCGGATTTCGCGGATGGCAACCGGTATCATTTCTACGACGGGACGATTATCGGGGACTGGTACACTGGCATTGTCCGGACGTCTATGACAAATAATGATGGAATCGCAGAACATCTTAAAACCTTGATTGATGCCAGTCCGGATTATTCTGCGACAAGGGCTGGTTCCGTCGTCACGATCACCGGGGCGGGCGCTACGGCGTTCACGATCACGGCCACTGCCCGAAACGGCGAAGGGAACACCTTCAACAACCAAACCGCGGTAGTCGCCACGACGCAAGAGGCGGCTTCCGGTGGGGTCGAGGTTTTATCGGTAGGCTCTTTTCAAGTATCTGGCGGCTCTCCGGGTAACGCTAATCGTATTACGTCGGTTACTGTGGACGGCGTTGAAATTCTGGGGGGTCCAGCGGAGGTTCTTGCAACCGGTAATTTTGAAGTTTGGTGGGGCACGAATGACCCGGCCAATACAATTGATACTGTCACCGTGAACGGCGTCGATATTCTGGGAGCGCCGGTACAGGCGCTCGGGGACAATGATGATACGGCAGCGGCGATAAGGGCGCAGATCAACGGCTATACGTCGGTTCCGAACTACACGGCGACGGGTACGGATAACGAGGTCGTTATCGTCGCGGCTGCGGGTTCTGGTGACACGCCGAACGGGTACGTCGTCGGGACTACCGAATCCGGAGACGTGAGTATCGGCTCGGTTTCGAACATGGACAACGGGGAACCTGCCGGGGTCGAATGGGCTACGTCGAACAGCGCGACGGCGCAGTTAATTGTCAACCAGATTAATACGTACTCTTCGGCAACCGAGTACACCGCGACTCGCGATGTGAGTACAGTCCTTATCACCGCGCTCGCGGGAACCGGGGATACGCCTAACGGTAAAATTGTCGCCGTCGTCGATACCGGGTCCGTCGTATTGTCCGACATTACCGATATGCATGGAGGGGTGACGGCAGGGTCCGGGCAGCCCCAGATATCGACGGTCACTATAGGGGGCACGTTTGAAGCCGGCGATCTGTTTTCGGTCTTTCTGGCCGATACCGAGTTCGGGGCCGGGAGGGTCGCGGGGCTGCAATCAGAGCGCCCGATAAAAAACCATAAAAACAAGATGTACGCCGCCCACGAAGCGACTTTGCTCTTCTCCGGGATCGCAGAGCCGACTAAATGGAAGGCGGGGGATACCGGTTCGGGCGCTATCGATATGTCCAGCCAATCGTCCGGCTTTGAGGATATTACGGCCATTTCAGTGTATCAGAACAACTTGGCCGTCTTTTCCCGGAATGCTACGCAAATCTGGTTCGTGGACCCAGACCCGGACGCGAACACTCAGCTTCAAGTCTTGGAGAATATTGGCACTCGTAGCCCTAATTCCGTCGTCGGGTTCGGGGATAGCGATGTGTTCTTCCTGTCCGATACGGGTGTGCGCTCGCTTCGGGCGAGAGACAGCTCGAACGCCGCGGCGATCAGCGATGTCGGGACTCCGGTGGATACGATGATCGTTGCGCATATGTCTACACTCACTGAAAACCAGATAGCGGACGCAAAAGGGGTTATCGAGCCAACCGATGGCCGGTACATCCTCGCGCTGGACGAAACGATGTACGTCTTTTCCTTTTTCTCTTCTTCAAAAATATCGAGCTGGTCCACTTATGAACGTGATCTTGTTATTGATTGGTTCGCCAAATCGGGTACGGAGGTGTACGCACGTTCTGGCGATAGTATTTATCTTTTGGGCGGCAGCGACGGCGAAACGTATTCAGATGATCCGGTCGTTGTGGAACTCCCCTATGTGAATGGTAAAAAACTCGCAAACTTCAAGGAATGGACGGCTCTCGACATGGCCATTGAGGGTACATGGCTTCTCGAATACAACAGCGATCCGAATCAGCCCACCGTCTGGGAGACTATAGGTACGGTTGACAAGCACACAATCGGGGAGTTGAACAATGCCGTACAGGCGTGGGGGCCGGTCTTCAAGTTGCGGATGACGAACGTATCAGAGGCGTATGCGCGGATTGGTACTATTTTGATTCATTACCGGGAGACAAAACAGACATGATGATACGTCAAGCAACGGCGGAAGACATCCCGCAAATGGTGGATGTGGGTACGGAGTTTTTCAAAGAGAGCAACTTCTTTGGCGGGCTTACAGTGGACCCGGTTTGCGGGGCCGGGACTTTCGGCTATATGATCGCGTCACAGGATCACGTCGTATTACTTGCCATGGATGAAGAAAAGCTCGTTGGTTTTATCATCTTTGATTATGTAAGATATTACACGGTCGAGCTGGTTTCCCACCTCTTTCTGTTTTACGTACTCCCGGAATATCGGAATGGGCTGCTTGGCGTTCGGCTTTTGCGAGAGGCAGAGAGAATCGCCAAGGAAAAGGGGTCAAAACGATTTTATTGTTCGTCAACCGCGGGGCTGGATACGGATGGCCGTACCGACAAAAAGCTGTTAAACTTATACAAGCGGCTTGGGTTTGAAGAACTTGGTTGCTTCGTAATGAAAGGGCTGTAGCAATGTCTAAGATTTCCAAAGTTTTCGGGGGCGGGAAGGACAAATCCGCTGAAAGAGCCGCCGAAGAGGCGAGACAACGGGAGGCACAGCGTCAGGCGCGTCTTTCGCAAGGGCGTTCGAGTATTGAGAGCGCCTTTTCCGAGTTTGATGACCCCTATTATGATAGCCGCTCAAAAGCGTACACAGACTGGGCGCTTCCGCAACTGGACACCCAGTTTGCCAATCAGAAAAAGCAATTGATCTACGCGCTTTCCCGCGGCGGCAAGCTCTCTTCGTCTACAGCGGCTGAAAAGCAGCGGGAACTCCAAGAGGAATACGCCCGCAATCGCCAGATGGTCGAATCAAAAGGGCAGGACTATTCGACCGGCGCAAAGACGGACGTTGCCGACAACCGGGCGCAACTTTTATCTATTCTCGGATCGACCGAAGACCCGACAACGGTGGCCAACGAAGCCGCACGCCGGGCCGCGCTTATGCGCGAATCTCCGTCTTTTGATCCTTTGGGCAATCTCTTTTCTGACATTGCCGGTACTATCGGCAAGGTACAGTCGGCTAACACCGCGGGCACTGCTTTCAGCGGCGGGGGGCTTTTTAGCAGCGGCGGCAGTGGTCGTATAGTGAGGTAGAACGATGGTTGCATGGCTCATTCCGGCTTTAGTTGCCGCGGCTTCGTCTGTGGGGTCTAACGCCCTACACAACAGCGCGGCGAACAAAGTTGCGAAGGAACAACGCCTTCGTGAAATGATGGAGCTTTCCCGTCAGGACGAAATGCGTAGCCGGGCGCAAGGATCATTTGCCGACCTGCTCGCTACTCATTCCAAAGAGGCCCAGCTCGCCGATCAGGCCTCGGAAGTAGACAAACTGGAAAAGGCGTACACCGGAGCGGTTAGCCCCAGCCGGTTCATGGAACTGCTCCCGGGACAGGGGGACTCCAGTAAGACGGTTATGAGTGACATTATTAACGAAGGGACTAAGGGCGTTACCAGAGCTACGGCTTCCGGCAAAGCAAGAGCCAACCTTGAAGGGTACGGGCGCAGCGGGATTAACAACGCCATCCGGTTCAATGACACGCACCAAACCCTTAATAATATTGCCGATGAAAGCCGGGGGAGCGCTAATATCCTGCCGCTCGAACTTAATGCCGCGCAGAATAAGGGTGCGAACAAGCGCGGGTGGGCGAATCTGCTTTCAACAGTCGGCAGTATTGCCGGCTCGGTCGCCGCGGGCAGCGCGTTCAATTCCGCGCTCGGCGGGGGCGCGGGAGCGACACAGGCGTCAACGGTCGGGCAGGTGGCCGGAGCGAATGCGCCGCTCGGTGCGAAGTTCTCCACCCTTCTTAAGGGGGGAAATCTTTATGGTTCGATTCCGGGGATGCCTAATAGCTGGGTGCAAGGGGTGCCTTTGTAATGCCGTATGTAACCAACCCGTTTTATTCAGGGGGCCGCGAACAGGGCCAAGTGGCCATGGCGAACGCCATGGAAGGCCTTGGCAACATATTCAGCGGTGGCGACCCGATTCAACAGGCCAAGATGGCCGCGCTTGGCGCGGGCCACCGTAAAGACCTTGCCGCCGCCGCGCTCGATCAGGACGAACTTAGCGCCCGGGCCAATCTGGGGGATGTATTCAGCAATTTCACGACGACCGGACCCGATGGCTCTTCGGCCATGGTCCCGGAAGCGGATTTCCGGGCTGCGACGATTGGCGCATTGCCGGACTTGATTCGCGCCGGACAGGGGGCGAACGTAAGGGACATTTTGTCCATTCCGGGTATTGCTTCCGGTGATGACGACCTCGCGGCCATGGGTTCGCTATTCCTCCGGTCCATGGGTCCGAACGACGCTTTCAGTCTCGGAGATCGTGAGGGTGTAGCTTCTCGCAACGCCGCAAACGACCTTAACGAGGCTACGGCGGTCCAAAGCCTCTCGAACGCCGGGGGGCTGCAAAAGCAACAGCTTTGGAATGAAGGGGCAATGGACCGGTTACAGGCAATGCCGATGTCTTCCGATGAACTGAAAGCCAGTACCCTTTCCAGCCAATATTCTCCCGAGGAGCTGGGTAATGTTTTTATGACCGACATTGTGGGCGGGGTTACTCCGCGCAACGTCGTTCTCCCCGCCGAAGAGGGGCAAGACCCGAGGCAGACGGTCGCTATCGGGAATATGTTTATGGACGAAGCCGGGGACTACCAGAATCTGCCCTTTGGATCGCAGGTGTTCACCGCGCAGACCAGCGGCGAGGGGCCGGATGCGGCTCTCGGGTTTGGCACGAAGGGCCAGAACATGCTCGACGAAAAGATCATAAATACCGACGCGCAATTAATGCGTATCGACAACACGATCCGGGAATTCGAGACGAAATACCAGTCAATCCCGTTTAAGGCGTCCATGACGGTCGCGGATTGGAGCGAGAAGCTGGGCCGGGAACTCCCCCCGGAGCAGCAAGCCGAGCTGACGGAGTACGCACAGTTCCGCCGCGGCGCTATGGAAAACTTGAATCAGACTATCCGGGAAATCACCGGGGCACAGCTCTCCCCCGGGGAGGCCGTCCGGATTTCTCAGCAACTGCCTAACCCCGGTATCGGACTTATGGACGGCGACGGCCCGACTGGGTTCATGGCTAAGGCCAAGGATGTACGCCGTTATATTAAAGCCGCGCAGAACAGGGCTTTGGACTTTCGGCAAAAAGGGATATCCATTATTACCGACGAAATTGCCGCGCAATATCCGCTGGAGAACTATCTGGATGAAGGCCGGACTTCGGCAGTCCCCGGAGGTCCAGCGGACGACGTACGGTCCCTGTCCGATGAAGAATTGCTGCAAAGGTTGAACGGTGGCTAATAATATCGAACTCATGTTAGAAGCGGAACGCCGGGGAATCCTCCCTCCGGATAAGAAGGCTTTGCTTGATGAAGCAAAGAGCCGTGGACTTGTTGGCGGGGCAGAGCCAGAGCCGGAACCCGCAACCAGCGACGTTTTTGATCCTATCGGGTTAAAGCGACAAGATGATACGGGCCAGCTTTTCTTCGAATCGCCAGATACGCCCCCGGCCTATAAGGACTACTCCCCGGAAGAATATGAACAGGCTCCCTTTTTGGAGCGCCGGGCTACCGACGTCTTGCGGACCGCCGACGCGATCATTCCGGACGATATCGGTTCTTCTTTCCTTGGCGGGATTCGCGATGCCGCAGTAGGGGCGCTTACCTTACCGGCAGACGTGGCGTCGCATTTTGGATCGGACGCCTATCAGCCAACGGCTGAGTTTATCCGCCGCAATGTCCCGGAGTTCCGCCGTCCCGGGAAGGATACAGCGGGCGATATAGCGCAAACGGTCATCCAGTACGCCGGACCCGGCGCGAAGGGCGGGCAGCTGGGCGTCAAGGCGGCAAACAAATTTCCGGGCATGGCGGAGAAGGCGACTTCGACCCTTGGTAAAGTCCGGCAGGGCACTGCAAAAGCCCTTGGGGGCATGGCCGGTGCCGCGGCTGCGGACGTGGCTGTAACGGACCCGGAAGACGCGGCGACGCTTGGCGACATCTTTACTATGTTACCGACCGACATCCAGCCGGACGATTCGAATCTCACCAAGAGGGCCAAAGTCGGGGCTGAAACGCTTGGAGTCGAGACAGCCGCCCGCGGCGTGGTCAACGCCCTTAAAGGGGGACGGGTTGCCGTTAACACCTTACGCGATGTTACAAAGCCTCTGGATGAAACAAAGGCCGCGGCAGACTTGGCGTCCACGTTGCAGAAACAAACTTCCGATCTTCCGTCCGCGATTAAAAACCTTGATGAATCAACAGAGTTTTACGAAGGGTCGTCTTTCAAGCCGACAACGGGTAAGGCTTCTCGCGATCCGGGGCTTATGCGCATTGAACAAGGGCTGGCGACCAAAGGGGGTCCGGTTGGCGATCAGATCGAGGCCAACACGGTGGACACCGCCCGTAAGGTAAAGGAATTCGGCACCGCCCGCTCGTCCAACGAGGCCGTTGATGAAATAGGCAGAGCCGCCGAAGCGGAAAAAACCGCAACGATGGCCCCGGTCGTGGAGCAACAATCGGGCTTGGCCAAGAGACTCGAAGACATGAATGTTCGCATGGGCGAAATGTCCAAGGACGTCTCGGAAAAAGCGAGGGGAGGGACAAAAGCCAGCGAGGCTATCGATTCGCAAATTCGGGCGCTCGATCAGGAAATGACAGCGACCAAGAACGACCTCTTTAACGCCGCCGATCCGGATGGCAGCTTGCAGATTCCAGCGGATGACTTTATGGAGCAAATCGACGCCATAAAGCCCGGAAAGCTGGAAGACCCGGAAGCTTTCCCCAGCGACATTATAGGGGACATAAAGCGTAAACTTTCACCTGAGCCGCCCGCGGAAGCCGTCGAAGGAATCGCCGAAGGAGTCGCTGAGACGGTTGAACCCGCGATGCTCTCTTTCCGCGATCTGATTGACCTCCGTGGCCGGGTGGCCAACTCCATAGGCCGCGCCCGGGCGAAGGGGACGACTTCCCTGACCCGGTATCTGCAATTGAAAGAAGCCGTCGATAAGCAGATAGATAACTTTGCCGGTGATCTGTCCCCTGAAATGCAGGGCGCGGCTTTGAAACTTCGGGAAGCGCAAGATTATTACGCCAATGAATTCTCGCCCCGCTTCAAAAAGGGCGAAGGGGGGAAACTCCGCAAGGAACAAAAATCCGGTAGGCCCGGAGCCGCCCCGCCATCTGCGACAGCAAGCCGTTTTCTTGGCCCCGGTAAGGGCGCAAAGGAACGCGCACAGGACTTGTCCCGTTTGATTGGTAAGAACGACCCGAACGCGAGGGAATACGTGCTTGCGGAAATGGCTAAAAGCGTTGGCTCCCCGCAAGGGTTGAAGGGCAAACAACTTGAAGCTTGGGCCGGGCGGTTTGATAAATTTAAAAGAGCGAATCAAGATATGCTCGCAGAGTACCCGGAAATCCGGAAAGAAGTGGCGCAAATGCGCAACCGCGTGGGGGCGGGTGCCAAGAAAACGGCTCAGATCGAAACGGACCTCGCGGCGGCAACCGAAACGGTCGGGCGGACGGAGAAAGATTTCGCCAGATCGGAAGCCGGTCGGTATCTGAAAGCCGATAAGCCGGAAACAGCCGTGGAAGACCTCCTAAAGTCAAAAGACATCCTTCGTCGCGGGCGTCAGATGATGCGCCTTGTCGAGAAGGATAAAGGGGGCCAAGCGCGTGAAGGTTTGAAAGACCTCGTGCGGGCAGAAATGAACAAAAAGTTCGTTCAAAAATCCGTGACTAATTCCGACCCGGCATTACGGAAGACCAGTCAAGCCAGCCTTGTCGATTTCTTCGAAGACCCGGTTTACGGTAAAGAGCGGAGCGCCTTCGTCGATGAACTCTTCGCCGACACTCCGGGAGAGCTTAAAACGCTCCGGGATATACGTCGTCAAATGAGCGATCTCAGCCGCCAGGTGCAAGGGACTGCGGGGTCGCAAACCGCTTCGGTCGAACAGCAAGTCAAAGATGCGGAAGGGCTTCTGGTTTCCGTTTTTGGCTCGGTATATGGATTAGGTGGCCGGGCGCGAGCGTCCAGCCGTATCGATGTCCTTAATAAAATCCTGTCCAAATTCAACCGCGATCCTAAGAGCATCGCGCAAACGCTTTTGAATGATGCGTTTACCGACCCGGCCCTTGCCCGGAAAATGCTCACCATGAAGGTCAATGAGAAAACATCCCCCTTGATCGAGAAAGAGCTTCGGACGTATATTTGGAATAACATTCTTGGCGATGGCGAGCGCAGCGAAGAGCGGAATCAAGAAGAGGACATAGAAGAATAATGCTCAATATACACGCCATCATCGACTTTTGTTGCGGCGCGAAAGACCCTAAATCCTTGCCGTATACCGAAAAGCAGGAATTATTGGCCCAGCGGTTCACCCGTTATGGCTTCCAGCCGATTCAGCCCTCCAGTATTCAAAAATGGATCGAGCGGGGTTCAATCCCCGGCGACCGACTGGCCGAATTGCATGTGATCGCAAAGAAACAGGGGAAAAGGCTTAATCTCAATCGGTATCTTATCGATAATTCAGAAGCCGAAGCCAAGAAATTATTCGGTTAAGCCACGAAGCCGCCGCCGTGTAAAACGTCTTGCGCGTAGGCGAGGATGGCCAGAGCGTCCGCGTGATTATCGTCATCTGCAAAGATTCCGTAGCGGTCATAGACAGCTGTGATAACTTTGTTCTTACTCGCGTTTCCGCTTCCGGAGATATGCTTTTTAATCGTACCGACCGGTACGGAACAGAACGGGATTCTACTGGCTTCACAGTACGCGGTAAGAGTCGCCATGAAGCCGCCGTAGACGTGCGCGGCTCCCACCGAATTATGTCGTCGGACTTCTTCGAAATACAGGAAGTCCGGCCTCTCGAATCTTTCAAGCCACCCACGGAATCGATGAAACCGCATCCCGCCCCCCTCGTGGCGAGCAGTTTTGAAATTGATAACGCCGGAATCAAGTCCTTCATTTCTGGCATAGGCCCACCCTGTCTTGGTCCCGAGATCGAGAGTCAATATTTTCATTCTGCAAATATAATCCTTTCCGGAAGCATTTTATAGGTGAACCAAGCCACCGGGAACCACGCGCCGCCCTTCTTGCCGGACGGGGTCGTGAACTCCACGCGGCGGGGCAGAAACAACACGTCGAGTCCGTACTTTCGATACAGGGCTTGCCGTTTAATGCCTTCAAGGGCCGTCAGGGGCAGGAGCAAGGCGAACGGTTTTCCGAGTTCGTAACACCGTTCCAGCCATGGGTCTTTGATTGAATACGGCGGATTGGTAACGATTGCGTCATGGCGCAAGTCCATTTCGAAGAAATCGACCCCGCAAGAAAGGTCGGTCGCTACGACTTCCCGGCCCTCCATATGCCTCAGCCACGTCACGAGCCGGCTCTCCCCGCAAGCTGGCTCCCAGATGCGCCATTCCGGGTCAAGATATGGCAGAAGAGGCCACAACGCGGACGGGTGCGTCTGGAACATATCGGAATGGCCTTGTTGCTGAATCGAGGGTCTTTTGCTCATTTGCGATACCTATATTCGGACCAGCCGTCTGCTTTGATTGGGAACCCCTCTGCCCATGACGGGACTCGAGTCAAAAGGTCGATGAATTCTTCCATTGAGCCAAAATCGTCCGGCGTTTCAGCAACGATTTCGTCGTGGACGGTGAACAGCACGGTATACCCGGCTTTGTCAAGCCGGATCATCGCTTCGGCCATGATATCCCGGCAAACCGCTTGGGTGATGTTTTCAGTTATCTTGCCCCCGTATGTCCGTGTTCTAACCCATTGATTCTTGCTGGACATTGACATATAGGAAATCTGCTCGCGCTCTTCGCCCCACGGCGTTTTACCCATTTCGATTTTGGGGAAGGGGAAAGCAAGACAGCGACCCGAGGGCAAACGGCAGTAGAGAAAAGCCCCTAAAACCGCCCAGCGGATTGGCCCGCACTCTATGACTTTACGATATTTAATCGCCGCTTTTGCGGCGCGTTCCTGATCCCACCAAAATTGAACGACCTTGTCGTTGGTCGAGCGGTAAGCCTCGACGGCCCGTTCTGCGAGCGGCAAATCCACTTCCATCCGGTATCCGGCACAGGTCGCTTGGAATTTGGGCGCACCCATTTGGTATCCACACCCCAAAACGGCTTGTTTGCCGAGTTGCCGTTCCGGCCCGTCCTTTTCGCCACCATCTACAAGATCAAGCGGCTTTGAATATATCGTGCTGGCCATTACCCTATAGGCGTCTTTCCCTTCCCGGAACAGCTTCAAGGTGTTTTCCTGCCCGGAGAGCCAGCACACGCCACGCGCCTCGATAGCCGAATAGTCGGCTACATAAAGCCGATTTCCGGGCTTCGCCATAATCATCCCGCGCAAGCAAGACGATATCAGGTGCATAGGATCACCCCACTTGGCAACATTGCGGAGTTTGCCGGTGGCCAGTGCCGCTATTTTTTCTTCGAGGTCTTTTACCTTTTCGCGAGGGAAATTCTGTATCTGGATATTTTTTCCGCTCCAGCGGCCCGTAGACGCGCCATGGTACATGAGCAAGTCTTTCACCCGCCCGTCCTCACAAATTGCCCCCAGCATGGCCGCAAGCTTCTTGGTGGACGTTTTACCAAGCGATTGTCGGATTTCAAGAACCCGGCGTACGTCAGCGGGGAGGTCATCCTGTTCGAGCAGGTCAAGAACCGCGTCTTTGTCCAGCGAAACGACTTCGTAACCCTGATCGGCCAGCCAGCTCTTCATCGCGAGAATCTGGGAGACAGCCCACACTTCATCCTTTGTAATCCGGGCCAGTTCGATATTACACGTCAGTTCATATTCGCCGATAATTTTCAGCGCCCCTTCGACAGCGGCCCGGTCTATATAAACCCCGGTGCTATTAATTTTCTGATCGAGAAGCCATAACTCGCGTTCCTTTGGAGGCAAGTCGCGGATTTTGTGATCCAGTCCGCCTTCCGCCAGAACATCAGTTTTGCAATACCTGTATAGAATCTGGAAATCCTTGGGGGAGTCTTCTGGCTCCCACCACTCTTTCGGGTTGTTCTTTGTGGGTTTCCGGGGCTTGGCCAATTTGAGCATGACCCTCCGCCCTTCGTCGTCTTTCTGTACGGCAGTTTTAACGACCGCCGTGGCCCGACTTAAATCCCGGGGGAGCGCGTGGGCCGCGCACTTCGCGGCAGAGCATTTCCAGTATATATCCGGGATGTCCGGCCAGCCGAAAAGCTTTACAAGGATTTCTCGCCATATGGCCTTTTCGAACATCGCGTTGTGAGCAATTATGCAGCCCGGCCCGAATATTTCCCAGACCCGGTTACGGACCCATGCGGGCATCGGGTCGCCGGGAGTCCAAAGCCCCGGCATCTTTGAGCCAATCCTGTGCGCCATACATAAAATGGACGTGGATTTATCGGCGGCATAGCGCCATGGACCCATTTTAATATCGACCCTTGAACGAGTCTCGAAGTCAATATCAATCACGGCTGTGCGTACCCCCGGCAGCGGACTACCCGGCCTTCGTGCCTTACGACATCGCTACTGCCACCTACAAGGTATATATCACCGTGGAATACGGTTCTACGGGTTCCGCGGTCTGTAACATACTCTTCATATTCGACTTCTTTACCCTGCCTTGCCAGTTGGGTCAGTCGATTGAACAGCCGGCGATGCGCCTCGTTTCCGACTAGAATTCCATCAAACTTAAACATTTCAGTTTTCCTTTAAAAAATGGGCGATGCGCTTTCGCGCACCGCCCGGAGGAAGTTAAGACTTAGCCGAACATGCTATCTTCGACCTCTTCATATTCTTCGTTTTCATCCCCTTCGACAACATCAAAATCGTCTTCCGGGTTCGAAGCGAAGCCGAAGCGCTCGCCTTCCGCGAGTTTCTGGACATTAATAAGGCCGAAAGATACGCCCTTTTTGCCCTTCCACTCCCAAGCATAAGCGTTAACCGCGGCCCGAGCGTAACACCCGGCGTAGAATTCCGATTCGTCCAGAATAGGGTCTACGTTCTTGTCTACGACCTTCGGCTTGTTTTTCGAACTGGCAGTCGCAAACACCATACCCGAATAGCCGTCGTACTGGTCGGCTTTTTCTTCACCATCGCGCATAGGCCAGTTAATCTTGACCTTTTTGCTATCGACGGCTTCCTTGGTCCACTTCTCGTAAGCCGCGGCCTTGGCGAGTTTTTGAAGATCGGAAATGGTTACTTTGTCGTCAGCCGGTATCAGCATGACCAGCGAGAAGCGCTGCTCACCTGACGGCGTGGTCTGGGCTTTGAATACGTGCGGAAAAGACACACGGAACTTTTTCGTCGTAATCTTCTTTACTTTGTTGTCTGCCATAGGAGTTTTTCCCTTTCAGTTGGCGGTTTAGCGGTTTAGTCGGTGACGGCGGAAAAGTCGTCCTCGACAGAGGAAGACAGGGCTTCGCGCCGGTCCGTATCCGGTACAAGCGCAGTCCCCGATTCGGGTGCTATGGTATATGGCACAACGAATTGTTTATCCAGCCCAGTATCTTTCTTCATGAGCTTCTCGATCTGGGCCGGAGATTTTAATTTAGGAGGGGGCTTATCCACTATGTCGGCTTCGGGGAAGCCCATCATTTCAAAGATGCCCTTGGCCTTTGATTCGTCTTTCCACTTACGACGCCCGTATTTTTGTACAAGCTTATACCCGGGCGGGGGGTTGCCCTCTTCGGCCATCCTGTACGCGTGGCTCCGGACGCTTTTAATCCAGCTTTCAAGGATGTCCCCAAATTCCAAAGCCATGATAAGCCGGTCCATAGGGAGTTCTTCTGGCGGCGTGGGGGTTACTGACAGGATGTCGTCATTCACCGGGTCAAAGTCCTCAAATACGGCCAGCTCCATTTTGCGAAGCAATCCGGGGCAGTCGATAGCCGCCGCGCACCAACGGCAATGGTCCCCGGGTTTCAGATAGGCCATAATGTCATCGGCGGCGCGGGCTTTCTCTACCCGGTCCATACCGACTTTAAGTTCACGCTCGTATTCTTTCAGGCGGTCCTTGGAAAACGACCAGCGGCGAATCGGCCCGTCAGGGTGAAAGGCCCGCGGCTGGACGATGACAAACTCGTATTCCTCAAAGTCAAAATTGTACCTCGCGGCAACGCCTATCACATAATAAAGACCTTGACGGTTCTCTATTGCGTCAACCGCGATTCCCGCGCCGTATTTGAAGTCATGGACCACAAGTTTTCGACGGAGCTTCCCCGCGTGGCTATCCGCGGTCCCGAACATATCTTCGTGAATCCAGCTCAAATGAATACGGGTTTCCGCGCCATGGAGATCGTCGTAAAGCTCCCGGTCTTCCCGAACAAGGTCAAGATAGGTCTGGACGTGGCCCGCCATTTCGTCATCGACGGTAAACCCGTTAATTTCAAGGCCCATATACGACTCCGCGTCCTGCCCGGAATTGAGACACCGCTCCGCAAGATCGTGCGCGGCAGTCCCCTCTTCGGCATAAACACTGGATGCTTGCGGCGGGGCCGCTTCGCAAAGGGGTACAGACCCCGGGCATTCCAGCCATCTTTCGGAACTCGAAGCTCCGACCCTACTGTGCTTGGTCATTGATTCTGTCCTCTATCAGTTTTGCTCTGTGTAATCGCGGCGTGAGTGGTAAAAACGCCGTAACGAGCGCCGCGCTCGCGAAGGGTGTCAGCTACATCGGTCATTTGAAATCCTCGTAAAGTTCTTCGTCGTCGCATACCGGGCAGAGGTTGTGCCATTCGCCGTTAGTGTTTACCGACTTCCAGCCCTCCGCTTTCATGACTTTTAAGGCCGTCTGAAAATCCTCTTCGCCTGTGTGGATTTCTTCGCCGCAGTCATCACACTCGAAAGTGATCTCCCCGTTAAAGCCCCAGCGATTTCGTTCTATGGCCATTTTCATCCTCCGAAAAAGACCGGTGGCCATAACGGCCACCGGGCCAAGTTGGTTGGGGTTATTCGTCGTCTACGTCACCGATTCCCAGATCGTCGCTGTCCTCTTCGGAATTTTCAGCTTCGGCGATAAGGGTTTCGATATCTTCCATTACGTTGCCGTAATAGTCTTTATCGATGTCGGGAACCTGCTTCGCGTTGTATTTTTTAAGAAGCTTACGCCCCACCGTGGGGCCGTCGTCCTCGCTCAGTGCGTCGAGCAAACGAGAAAAGGCTTTACGGATATCTTTAACGGTTAATTCCGGCTCCGCGGGTTCTTCCTTCTTTTTGGACTCGGTCTTTTTGCCCTTGTTGCTTTTTTTCTTCTCTTCCTTCGGAGCCTCGGCTTCGCCGGACAACGGCTCTTGCTTGGCTTCGTTTTTACCAGCGCCGCCATAGATAGAGGTTAGTATAGAATTCAGTTCTTCCCTCGACGCGCATTTTACAGTTACAGAGACTTCCATTCTTCGTTTCCTTTCAATTAATTACACGGTTGATAGTATGCTGCTTATCCAAGACGGTCCGCAGCATGTATTCTTCCAAACTCCCTCGAATCACGAGAAATTGAGCAAGGACAGAATTCTTTTGTCCGATTCGGTGACACCGGTCCACGGCTTGAGCGATCTCACCCGGCACCCAGCTTGTTTCGACAAAAATGACGTTCGAGGCGGCGGTAAGAGTGATGCCGACTCCCGCGGCTTGTATCTGGCCTACGAAAACCCGGCAATCCGGGTTTTGCTGAAAAGTATCCACGGCCCTTTGTTTCTGTACGGCGGTAATCTTCCCGTCAAGCTTCACTGGCAAATAGTCTTTTAAGCCCGCCATGAGCATATCGATTACTGCGGAATGGTGGGCAAACACGACGACCTTATTAGTCCCGCTGTCCAGTAAATCCTTGATATGGGATATACAAAGCGGAGTTTTCAACTTTGCAAGCTTATGGCGAAGCTCAGAAAGTTCACCAATCTCCAGACCCTTCGGCTTGGCGGTTTTTTTCAATTGGTCAAAATCGACCAGTTTACTTTCCGCTTTTATGAGCCTCTTGGCCACCGGGTCGGCTTCGAAGGGGACCACCTGAAAAATCTTGTCCGGCAAATCTTTGAGAACGTCCGCTTTGAGGCGGCGGATCATGATTGAAGCCCGCAGACGGTGGTTTAATTCCTTTTCGTTGGAAGAGCCAGTCATGTCCCAGCCGTACGGCCCCTGATAGGCGTTGCAGAACCTCCGCCCGAAATCAAAATACTTGGTGAATGGCGCGATGACATCCGGAGCGAGACGGGTCAACATGGGCCAAAATTCGATAGGACGATTCGGTACTGGCGTTCCGGTGAGCAAGACCACATGATTCGCGCCTTTGACTATGCCCTGCCGGGTTTTGTACCCCAGAACGGCTTGAGTTCTCTTGGCCTTCGGGTTTTTCAGGTAGTGAGATTCGTCTAAAACGACCGCGTCCCACGGTTTATCAGTGAGTTCCTCGTGTAGGTCATTCACAACATCATAATTCACGATTACGACCGGAGGGGGGTTAAGCGGGTATCCTTTCCGCCCTTGTTGTACGTGGCATTTTGGTTCGCCTATGCCCCAGATCGCGAATTCGCGCAGCCATATGTATTTCACCGAAGCGGGGCAGATAATCAACGTCCGCGAGGGGCACCATTCATTCCAAGCCCCAATGGCCTGTATCGTCTTGCCAAGACCCTGTTCGTCAGCGAGCAGCGTAACGGCCCGGTCGCGTATAAACGCTATTCCCGCTTTCTGATAGGGCTTATACTGGCAGTCCTTCGGCGGGGGTTTTAGCTGGATGTCCTTGCAGAAATCCTCGTGGCCGGTGGCCCTAGAAAGCTTAATGGTCTGCCCTATAGCCCGGAGCCGGGCAATCGTTTTTTCGTCGGCATATTGTTTGAGCTTCACAGCTTTGCCGGGGTCGTACGTGAACCAGTGACGGACTTTTTTATGAAACCCGAATCCCGCTTCTTTTGCTATCCCGGCAGTCTTGCCGGTCGGCATTATAAGAAAATAAGCGCGATATTTTGGGCTGAATTTCAGTTGTATATCGTCCATGATCGTCCGTTTGTAGCGAGGTTCGTCGGTGTAGCGGGTAAGCGGGGCTTATCGTTACGGGTCAATCGGTCTTGCCAATAGGCGTTTTTAGATTTATAAAATGAAGAACCAACAACGTCAACCCCCAAAAGGGTCCATCCGCAAAATGAAACTTTCCGAATACATTATTCACATAGGCGTGCCAAAGGCTTCCGAGCTTTTCGGGGTATCAGATGTAACCATACGAGCTTGGCGAAATCTCGAATCGATTCCCGCCCCGGCCAAAGCCAATGAGATAGTAAAACTTACACATAGCCTTGTTTCTTGGGAAAAAATCTATCAACCCTATTTCGACAATATGTCGGCCATGGCGGCAGAATGAAAAAGAAGAATCTGAAAGACGAAAATATCGTCCGATTCGCCGAAGCTGGTTTTCGTATCTGTAAACTTGGCCATCGGGACCACGGTGAGGGCAGTACCGATTTCGATTTACCGGGTAAAATCCCCGGTTCCGGTTTTACGAAAGTTAAGTTTAACCCGTCCCCGGACGTTCGCAACTATCCGCGCAACTACGGGGTCGTTCTCGATAACAAGCATCTGATTGTAGACGTGGACCCTCGCAATTTCCCGGAAGGGCGAGATTCGTTAAAAGAGCTGGAAGCCGATCTGTGCATAAATATACGCAAAGCTTGTGGCTTTTATGTAATAACCGGGGGTGGTGGGTTCCATTATTACTTTAAGAAACCGCCGAAAATCCTTATAAAAAACGCATTGAAGGAATACGAGGGCGTTGAATTTAAAGGGCTGGGCCGTCAGGTCGTTGGCCCCGGATCGATACATCCGGAAACCTGTCAGCCATATGTGCTAGTCGGGAATCCAATGGACTTATTCGACGCCCCGGGAGAATTGGTAGAGCTGATTCGCCGGGAAGACATCCGGCTTGAAAAAGGGACCGGGGATTACGATGATTCGGAGGCGAATCGAATCCTCACCCGCCAAGCATTAGATGCGCACCCGCCAGCGGTTGAAGGGCAGCGGGGCAATGATACAACCTATCAAGCCGCTTGTATCTGCCGTGAGAACGGGGTTTCAAAAGACTTGGCGCTTGAATTACTCGAAGAATATAACGAGCGCTGCGAGCCACCTTGGATGCTCGACGAACTGGTCGCCATCGTCAATAATGCCTACCGGTATGGCCAGAACGCCATAGGTTCCAAGAATATCAAGGGGGACTTTGAGGCCGTAGAAGATGAAGAGCCGGAAATCGCCGCTAAAAAAGAACCCGTCGTGGCCCCGGTCTTCCTTGACGAAATTAAAGAGCATTGGTGTTATTCAATATCCACCAAGCGGTTCTTCGACCTACGGGACATGGCCATGCTGGACAAGGAAATGTTCGATGATACTTATGCCGGGGCCACCGATAAGAAAAAGCCCTCGGCTTTTGCTATTCAATGCCCGGATATGCGCAAAGTTTTTGCGCCCACCTACTGGCCGGGAAGGCCTCAATTCATTGCGGAAAAGGGCCGGGAGCGTCTTAACCTGTACAAAGACCCCGGCCTTGTCCCGGCTCCGGGGGACGTAAAGCCCTTCATGGATTTTGTCGATTTATTGCTGGGGAATAAGGCATGGATCATCCATGATTATTTCGCCTATCTGCTTCAAAACCCCGGAGAAAAGGCGCTCTGGGCACCCTTAATCCAAGGCAAGCCGGGCGTTGGCAAGTCCCTTATGGCTCGTATTCTTATGACCCTCTTCGGTGACAATGTGTCGCAGCCGACCAACGACCAGCTGCATGAGAAGTACACCGATTGGCTGAAAGCCTGTCAGCTCGTTGTCATCCACGAGCTTATGGCCGGTGGGCGGCTCGAAATGATGAACCGCCTCAAAGACCCTATAACCGAACCGACGATACGGGTTCGGGAAATGTGGTCCCCGCCGTACGAGATCGTAAACCGGGCGAACTTCCTGTTTCTAACCAACCATGAAGACGCCATCATCCTGCCAAAGGACGACCGCCGTTTCGCGATTATCTTCAGCGACGCGGCCATACAGGAACCCGCGTACTATTATTCCGTTGTTGATTGGTGGAAAGGTAATGGCCCCGCGGCCCTTTTGCATTATTACCTTCATGAGCATATCTTCGATGTGCGCTTTGATGCCAAAGCCCCCGCCCCGGTCACGGCTGAAAAGCTCCAGATGATCGAGAACACCCGGCACCCGGTCGAAGCGACGATTATGGATATGCTCGACGACGAACGCCCGCCGTTCCACGGCAAGCTGGCCCTTTCAACTCAGATTTTTGACACAATAAGTGCGATACACCGCGGCGTCAGCAACGCCCAGCTCTCCATGTACCTGCGGTCTTGCGGGTTCGAGAAAGTTACAGGCCGGTCACGGCTCCGGGGTTCTGACGGGCTTCGCGGAGTTCTTTGGGCGATTCGCGACACTGGAGAAATGAAAAAGCTCTCGGAGGGCCAGCTCAGAACCCGCTTTATCAGGCAGGAAGAGGATTACGAAAACAACGTCTTGGAGAGGGATTTCAATGAACAAGGAAGTGCGTCAGCTAATTCGAGAAGCAAAGTCACGAGGTTGGGAGATCACACTTACAAACAACGGTCACGTAAAATATGAGCTACCGGGGGGTGGACTCTTCTTTGGCAGCTCTACCCCAAGCGACCGGCGAAGCCTCTTGAACGAGCGCGCCCGGATGCGACGAATAGAAAGGAAACAAAATAATGCTAGACAAGACAATCAAAAAGCTCCACCGAAACGGCTTCCGGCTTCTGCTATGTGAAGACTCTAGGTGCTGGTCAGCCACTGCTCTAGGGGCGAATCCCGAAAGGACTGAAAGCGGCGCGATGTATACGAGGGCGATTGGATTCGGCAAAACGCCAGATGCGGCTATGAAGGAACTACTCGAAAAGCTCACTGTGCGAAGTGTTGAAGACGACGCGCTGGATAGGGCTATGTCCCTCTTTGGATAATAGGGTCATTATCCGGCGTTATGGGCTTCAACCAAGGCGACAAGCTCGGTATACCGGTCGTCGTCGTAGTTCACAAAGAAGTGATAGCTGTCCCCGCCCCACCAATCGCCCCCAGACCAAATCGTCGCTCCGATCCATACGTCGGCGTTATCGAGCATGTATTGAAGCATGTTTCTCTTGGCGACGCGGGACGTAGAGCTGACGCCGTCAGAGGTGTCTCCCCCGTTCCATTCGCCGAGGAAGAGCTGATGTCCGTAGGCTCTCGCCCAGCTCGTGACCCACGTAAGGCGCTCTACGCCTATGGTTTCGCTGGACACATCCGAGCCAGTCCCGGAAGAGTCGGCGTCAAGATATTGGTGAACGTGAATAACATAGTCGTCGTCCGTGAAGTTTTGGAACGCCGCCGCGTTTCCAGCGGCTTCCCAGCTATGCGCCCCGGACCATGAAGTCCCTTCGACGTGAATCTTGTTCGTGGCCCCAGTCGCCCGGATGGCCGCAGCCGCGCCGGCCATTATCGAAGCCGTAGTCGTCGCGGGGAAGTCCGTATCATCGTTAGGCTCGTTACACAGGTCGAAATGGACAAGGGGGTTACTCTTGAATTCGTTGGCCAGTCTTGTCCAGAGATCGTTGAAATGTGTTGTTGTAACGGTGCCCCCGCCGATCAGGTGTTCCGTTCCGCCGATCTTGTAGCGCAAATAGTTATGAATATCGAGAAGGCACACACACCCAGCCCCGGTAATCGCGTTTACGCGGGCAGTGAGCAAGGACAGCTCTCCGCTATCCAGAGCACCGCCAAGCGAGCGCTGTATGCGCTCCCAGCGGAAAGGCAGACGAATAATCGTGGACCCGGCATTAACGAACCCGGTAATCGTCGAGGTGTCGGGGTAGTGATAATTGACGTTATGGGTTCCCGGTATTGTATCCGTCCCGAACTCAGCCCCGGCAAGGTTGGCCCCGATAAGGAAATCGCCTGACGGGACCGGCGTTTCGCCCCCTTCCACAGTAACGCTGTATTTAGAAGCTTTCTGAATTACCCAGCTCTCGATATCCGCGTCGCTCATGGCGCTGGCCACTGCGAAGAAAGAACCTATAACCACATTTTCCGGGCCGTCATCCGCGGCGATATCCCGGTCAAGCAGATTAATATCAATTGCGGCACCTATCGCAGTTCCGCGCGGATTGAAGTTGTGCGTCTCGGTCGTGGAATTGAAAAATACGTCGCAATCGTCGTTGCTGTTAAAGCGGAAAACGATGACAAGCGGCAGGTCGGTAAGCGCAAAGCTGACTTCGGTGCCATCTTGCTGGTCGTCCCAATATATACCGACCCACGTTGTTCCATCGTCCGACTGGCGGAACCGGCTTTGGAACTGTGCGCCAAGACACATAATCGTCCCTGTAAAATCGCCGGGGTCCACAACCATACCAATGGTCAACCCTCCGGTCGTATCTACGTCAGCCAGTTGCAGAAGATGTGAGCCATCGTTGGCACGAACGCCCCCCGCGCCCGCAAAGGCAGAAGCAACATATTCAGGGTCAACCGTTGACACAGAGTCCATTGCAGTCCCCGCGCCGTCTATCGTCGAGATAAGTGAGCCACTGGAATATGTCTTGGAGGCGGTGTCCGCGTCCCAGCTGGCGACGTGGCCTGTTACCGCTGAAATATCGAAGGCCTCTTCGCCGGTTCCCGTAGAGTCAAAGATTTCGGTGGCCCCTATATGCGCCCGTTTGATCTCGGTAGCACCAAGATACAGTTTGTTGATCGTTGTGCTTCCAAGCTTCATTTATGCAGCGTCCGTTATGACGTAAAGAGTTGAAGCGTCCGGCGTTATTGCCCCGTATTCCGACGTAGTGAGCGAAACGACGTTCGTCACCTGATCGGCTCCGGTAATCCCGGTCGGGTCGCTGTCAATAGTATTGACTTTGGCCCCGGCTTCGATGCCCGCGAGCTTAGTAACCTCGGCATCGGTATATGCATTGGTATTAGCTTCGCCTTCATATGCAGTTTTTAGAGCTGCGCCCAGCGTGGAAATATCGACATCTGCCATTTTGGCCCCCTTCTGACATGAAAATTATAGAGCACAAAGAGCGGCGTGTAAATTACGACTTTTTCTTGCCCTTTTTCGGGGGTTTCGCGGTTTTGACTTCCGGCGCGACGAATACGCGGCCATCGGTCAGCCCCCACTCAAGAACGGTGAGGTCAATCGCTTCGCGGCGGGCCTCTTCGGACTGTGAATTCCACTGGCTCACTTCGACAAACCCCATATTCCTGAAAGCGTCCAGAATCACGTCGGCGGCGGTGACTTCGTCTCCGGCCTCAGTGATATAAATATCCGGCATATCCGGAACTCCGAGCAGGGATTCCTCGACGCTGGGGGCCCCCAGCCTGATATTAGA